ATGGCGAGAGGATCAGAGATGGACGACCAGCCGTGCTATGATTTGACTAAAGTCGAGCCGCAGAGCCCTGTGCCGGCGGTCGTGTACCCCGGAGAGTGGGAGCCAGACGAGATTGTGCCGCCCTCCGAGGGCGGCTCGCAGGACTGACGCTTACCGCGTCCCCACGTTTTGCCGGGCCTCGCTGTGGTCCTCACGAGAGGCCCGCACGGCCCGGCCGATTTGTGCGCCTTCGACGACATTGCCATCCGGCTGCACAGTGCCATCAAAGCTGTTGACCCATTCCCATTCTACTGCGCCGTCCGAGACGCGCCCCTGGCCAGAGGGTGGGCGCATTCCGGTCACTCCTGAGGACCGAGCCACGTAGAGGTTCATGCCGGAATAGACATAGCGTCCGACACGCACAGCTACCCCCGGGCGCCAAGATTGGTAGGACGCTGCAGTTGTAAAAATGCCAACCTGCTGCGTCGGTTGAGACTGGTTGTCATCCACCACTACGTTGCGAACGATATTGCGCTGGCCAACGCCTCCAAAGCCCTGACTGAATGAGACTCCTCCGCTCCAAGCCGGACGCACATTATGGCGTTGGGCATTGTTGGTGAACCGTCCGCCATCGAGCGTATTCCCAGAACCATAGAAGGCTATGCCGTTTCCAGCACAGCGATCTCCTGTGAGGTTGCGTAGCCGGTTGTTGCGACCTGTGATCGAATAGCAGTTGTCGCCCGTGTTCGCGGCCGAGCTCTCTTCTAGCGTGTTGTCATGCGTACGGGCCGTCATGCCGACGAGTTCAAGCCCGCTCTGGCGAGTGCTCAAGCGGTACAGGCGGTTACCGTGAGATGTGCCGACGAGAATGACACCAAAGCCGACTTGACCGTCCAGGCGAGCACCATCCACTACGTTATCATAGCTGTCCTGGATCATGACCCCGTGCTGCCGGCTATCCGTTACCTCCAAATCCCGGATTGTCACGCCATGCGAGCCTTCGGCCAGTACTATACCGTCGCCCGGCCTGATGATGCGCAGCCTCTCCAGGCGGCCGTCAGTAGAGCCGCGCAAAGCAAGGGCTGCAGACTTCGGCGTACCCGTCGCGTCAAGAGTTAACCCAGAGATGGTGAACTTGCGCGATTCCTTATTTCCGCGGAAGACGTTGCCAGTTTGCTCCAACCTTAAAACCGGCTCGCCCTGCCCCTCTAGAATCAAATCGGGCGGTATGAGGAAGCTTCGTTTGACAGAGCACGTTGAGCCCTGCTGTTCGGCCCGCAGCAGGATAGGACGGGCATGGGCGTCGAAGGCCCTCTGCAGCGCTGCAGTCACGTCTTCGCCGTTAGCGCATGGCACGACCATCTCAGCAGCGTAGACGGAGAATGGGCAAAGCCCGAGTGCAGACGCAAGCAGGACAGAGCGGATGGTGAAGAGCATAATTGAGCCTCCTGCGTGCAATCCTATCGCCGGTTATAATCCTACCGCCGGTTATAAAGGCAATGAAGGCTGTATGAAGACCTCATCGACGTGACAACTGCCTTTGGCTGTGGCCGCCCCCCGACAGAGCTTCGCCATAAAGCACTCGCCGAATTCTGGGAGGCGGCCGTAGGCAGATGCTTCCGTCGACGACGGGAATACTCAACTCTGCCACGATCAGCCTACAAGCCGCAGGAGTAGGCAGAAGTCATGACACAGCCACACGGCATGGCAGATATTTGTCTGGAGAGAAGCGACGCCAGCGGTGGCAGACGGGCTCTGGCATCGACAGGTCAGACCTATCCTATTGGGCGTCCTGAACCCTCCAGAGTTACCGTCGCAATGCCCTCTCAGGCGGCCGCGGTGACCGCCTGCAGCATGGCGTCGGGCAGCCGCGTGGCGTGGTAGTCGATCAGCTCGATCTCCCCGCAGGCGGCGCGGTCCAGGGCGCTGGAGGCATGCCCGACGAGCATGCGGCCCAGATTGCCGGGCGGGGTGATCGCCGCCGTCTGCACCGCCCCGCCGGAGAGGCAGAAGGCGAGCCCGCCGGGCGACCAGGCCAGGGCGGCGCGGAACGGCTGCCCGGCGGTGAGGCCGCCGCCGGCCAGGGCCGCGAGAGTGCTGCCGCCGCTGTCAGCGACGCCATAGACCGTGGCGCCGCCCGAGGTGTTGCGGATGAGCAGCCGGTTCTGGTCGGTCCCGTCATCGATCTGCACCAGGCCCTGGCTGCTGCCGAAGGGCGCCGCTTGCGGCAGCATGGCCTTGAGAATGACCGTGCCTGAGGCCGCGAGACCACCCGCGGGAAGCCAGCTCGTGGCATCGGCCGAGCGTGTCGCCGCAGCCAGCGTGCCCAAGGGCGGCAGGATCGGGCTCGAGGGCGTGGCCGCATCCGCCTCCGACTGCGGGAAGAACACGTCGAGGGTGAAGTCCACCGATGCACCCGGCGTCCAGCCGAACATGTGGGCGCCGTGCACGATAGTTGGGTTGGTCGTCAGACTGCTTGGGAGAACAATGACACGCTCGGCACGCCGTAAGGCCGCCGTTGGCCTCGGTAGGGATGTGGCATCGTTCACCACCAGCGAGAAACCAGGCGAGTTGTTGCCCGCGATTATCCTAATCTGGAAGGCCAGCCCTGCCGGCCAAGTGCCGTCAACAAGGCGGTAGAAGAATGAATGTGCGCGCGTTTCGTTGGCCGAGCAGGCATTGGTGGTCCGGCTATCGAATTCAATACTCTCCGCCGCGTTGCCACCGCCGGCAACCGTACCGTGTAGCCGCAGCCGCACGCCGGTCATCCCGACATAACTGGCCGGGGATAGATCCAACGTGAGGCCTGAGGTGTGGTTCGGCATCCACCAAAACGTCGGCAGCAAGCTCGATGCACTGTATCCCGACGGGACAGAGGCGGTGCCACAGCCTTCTGCGCGTGGGTTACGAATAGCGTTGGTGCGCCGGCCTTCCACCAGCAGGCGTTGCGCGACCCCCTGGAAGCGGGGCATGTTGGCTGCCGCCTCTTGCCAGACGAGAGACGTGTCTTGGGCCAAGGCTGCGCCAGAGCGGGCAGTGGTGCTCCGTCCAGCATAGCCCGGACCTAGAAGGCGAAGGGCCGGCGCGCTGGCCAGCCCTGCCGGGGAAAGCGTGGAGAAAAACACGTCAGTGCGCCCCCGCCGCTGCTAGTCGATTGATTTCTGCCAATGCTGGCAACCCCCGCAGGTGGTTCTTCACACCTGCGAAGCAGTCCGTCGGAGGCACCACGGCCAGAGCCTGACGCATGGCCCAGAGCCAGAGGACGAAGCAGTTCTTGCTGGCGAACGCCAATAGGGATGACGAGTCAGGTGACATACACATCTCCTGATAGGAAGCGAACGGGGGGGCAGCGGTTCAGGAGGCGCTGCTAGCCCGGCGGGAGCGCGCGAAGCGCCACTCGTCCAAGCGACAGGCCGGGCGGTGAGGGAGAAGCAACGAACGGGCGCAAGAACCGACTAGGCGCACTTAGCCCGCTGTTGTGATAGGAATATATATCTATTACTGCCCCAAAATCAAGAACAAAATCCTGTCCCAGAGGCCGGCCGCAAAAACGACAAAACCGCCCGCCAGGTCCTAGGACCCAGCGGGCGGCTTTGCTTCAGATCGACCAGCGTCATCCCCGGCCCGCCAGCAGCAGCACGATCAGCACCAACAGCAGGATGCCGAGCAGCCCTGAGGGGCCGTAGCCCCACCCAGCATTCCAACCCCAGGTCGGCAGCGCCCCGACCAGCAGCAGCACCAGGATGACCAGGAGGATGGTGTTCACCCCGCCGCCTCCCGGATCACGGCCAGCCGCCGCTCCGCCTCTGCCCGCGCGGCCTGTTCGGCGGCCAGTTGCTGCTGGAGGGCCGCGACCTGCTCCTTCAGGACCTCGACCTCGGCGTTCGGCTGCTCGGCCGGGGGCTCCTCGGTGGGCGACTCCTGATCGTCCGGCACAGGCGCAGGGCCAGCGATTTCAGCGGCCTTGGCGCCCCAGGCGTCCACCTGGTCAATGGCGGCTTGCGGCCAGCCCGCCTTGCTGACGGCGGCCAGGTCACGGATCAGGGCAGCCGCGGCGCGTGGATCGGTCTCGCTGCCTTCCTTCGCCGGGCCCGTCTTGCCCGCCCAGGAGCGGGCGGCGAGGGGATGAAAGGCGCGATCCTCGATAGCCGCATAGGTCGCGAGCACCTGGTCCGGATAAGCCTTGGTGCTGGTCACGCGGAAAGCGCCGCCATTGACGTTGGCCAGCCAGTCGAGAATGGCCGCATCGGGGTCGGTCGGCTGCGGCGGCGGGGTCGTCGTGCCGCCGCCGGTCTCGGCCGGCTGCTCGGGGATGGGGATTGGGGTGGTGTCGCCCCTCTGCGGCAGGTAGGTCATGCCGAACAGTTCCACGAAGGCCGTACGGCTGTCCTCGGCGGCGGGGTTGTCGCTCAGTCGGCCATCCGTGTCCTTGTCGCAGTCCCAGTAGCCGGCGGCGCAGTACTCCCGGTCGATGAAGTGCTGCCGCATGCGCTGGAGGTAGGAGCGCCCCACTTTGGTGTCGCCCGGGATAGCCCACTCGCTGGCCTCTTTCATCTTGCCGTGCGCGTCGGCGAAGTCGGCCTGCCACTTGAGCCCAAACCGGGCGCCATAGATCTTTCCCCAGGCGGTGTCCGGGTCGGTCGTCTCCCACTGGTGCTTCCAATAGTGGTCCATGCCGATCACATCGACATACGCATCACCGGGATAGAAGCTCTCGACGTTCAGGCCGCCGGCTGCATAGTTCGGGCACCAGATGTGCTCAAAGAGCCCGGGCGCCACCTTCTCGAAAGCCGCATGGCGCTGCCGCCAGCTTTCGATGATCTGCTGCCGCTTGGCGTCCGACCACTTCCAGTAGAAGCCGATGTTGCCTTCCCAGTCGCCTCGCACGCTGATCTTGCCGCGGTCATTTCGCGGGGCCTCGGCCTTGAGCTGCTGCGCCTGGTTGGCCCACTCCTTGGCGTACTCGCCCCGCGCCGCGGCGTCCACGTTGCCGTCCTTGGGGAAGATCGCGATGGAGAAGCTGATCCACCGCTTGAAGGGAAGCTTCCCGCCGCGCCAGTCCTCCTTGAGGTTGCGGCCCAGGAACTTGTCATCCCAGAGCCAGCGGACATTTGCCCAGCCAGCTCGGTTGTCCATGATCGTGCCCATGATCCAGGCGCAGGGCGCCCCGTTCATGGCATCGAAGCGGTTCGTGTTCGCCGGGTTGTTGTCGCCATAGACGCCGAGTGCGCAGCGCATGGGGAAGGCTCCTTAATGCGGGGAGGTAGGAGGCCGTGTCCCATTTCGCCGCATCATTCGAGGGCGCAAAATGGGACACGGCCTGGGGATGGATCACGCCGTCTCAGCCGCCACGGCGATGGAGGCGGCCAGCCAGTTCCGGGGCCATTCCTCTGGCCTCGGCTGTCCCGGTCGCCATAGGCGCTCGAGGTAGCAGCGCCATGCGGCGCCTTCCTCGGTCGGAATCGGATGGGGGTCGGTGAGCAGCAGAAGCCGCGCCAGGCCATGCGCCAGGGCGTCGTGCCACTCGATGGCGCGCCAGATCGCCATCTCGTCGGGCGCCACGCCGGAGGCGGTATAGAGCGCGGTGCGCTTGGCGATGATGCTGGGTGCCCTGAACTGCAGCACGCCTTGCACCATTCCGCCGGTGCGCTCGCCCTGCCAGAAGCTGCGGGCCGGGCCTGGTGCGCCGCTGCGGGTGATCTGCGCCCGGTGGGTGCACTGGCTCTCCTGCAGCGCGACCGCCAAGAGGAAGCGGTCGCTGCCCAGGCTGAACGGGATGCCGGCTTCGCGCTGGCACCACGCCGCCGTCGGCCGCATCACCCCGTGAAGGAAGGCGGCCGGGGTCATCGGTTGGTGCTCCGGGCCGCCTCATAGGAGGCGTCATTCAGCGAGTTGGTGGATCGGGCCGGATCGGCGGGAAGGACGAGAGGGGACGCCGGCAGAGCCAGCACCGGTGCGGTCGCGGCCAGTGCGTCCAGCCGATCATTCGCGGCCTTCGAGGCGGTCGAGTTCCCGAAGAAGAACTGCTGCACGGCGCCCAGCACGCCTGAGACGCTGGCAAACAGGGTGGAGAAGACCACCTCATTGCCGGCGGGCAGGCCATTGAAGGCCAGCCGAAGCGCCATGGCGCCCCAGATGCCGAGCACGATGGCCGCGCCCGTCACCTGCGCCCAGGCGATGAGCTTGTTCTGCGCCCCAACCTGCCGCGCGCTGGCCCGGTCGGCATACTCGGCCTGGAGCTGCTGGAGCGCGATCTGCGCGAGCGCCTTCCGCAGCTCGGCTTGCTGGTCAGGAGGCAAGTTCTTGATCTTGTCCGGATCACTGGTCCCGGCGATGGCTTCAGCGGCGGCAGTCGCCACTCCAGCCGCCTTGTCGCCGGCCAGCAGGCGGATCAGCTCGGGCGCCAAGCCGAGTGCAGCCGCGATCAGCGCGCCCATGCGCGACCATCCATGGTGTGTCTCCAGGTGCTTGAGGTTCAAGATCAACTTTCGGGGAAGATCGGCGCGCTTTAGCTGCCTCGATCTACGGTTGCGCAACCGGATTCAACTGAACTACGGGACGTGCATGAGCATCGCCGCAGACGAATCGGCCCTATCCCACGATGCGGTGGCTCAAGCAGCTGTCGCAGCCTCGAAGCCGCGTTGGGCGCGAATACTCCTGGCCTTTTTGGCAGAAGTGATCGACAAGGCGGTCTTCCCGGCGGCCGTTCTGTCAGAGCGGGCGAGGCTTCGACTGGGCGTCCTCTTCGATTGGATCGATCGCCAACGCCACGAAGCCGAACGCTCTCGGTAGCACTCGCAACACCCGCAGCTGGTGAAAGCCCGGCCCTACTCAGTCCGGCTTGCGTAGTGGCGGCAGAGGCGGCATCGGCTGAGGTGGGTCCGCCCCAAGCTTGCCGGCAGCGTATGCAGCCATGAGACGATCGTTGCACTCATGGCGGAAGTCTCGCATCCGGTCGTGCTCTTCGCGAGCGATCTCAGCCCAGGCGATGGCCTGTTTGTCGGACTTGGCGATTTCGGCCTCCGCAGCGCGCAGGAGATCGCGCACCGTGTCGTTGTCGGCCTTCATCCGGTCCCAAAGCTCTTTGCTGCGGGTAAACTCTGAGTCTTCCGTCTGTCGCGCCGCATCACGCTGGCGCTGGCGCTCCGTCAGAAACATGGTCGCCCAAGCTACTCCGCCCGTGCCGAACACCGCCGTCAGGACCACACTGATCCAGCTCGCGCCCACAGCAAGCTCATTCCCCACCAAGAGTGTACCTCCTCGTCACGCGAATGAGCGAGAACCAGGACATCAACCACATCGCGATGCTGGCACTGCTGAGATACGGGATGGGGCCAGTTGGCGGCGTCAGCACCAAGATGGAGACGCTGAGCCAGAAAACGCCCTGGAGGAATGCAGCCGGCAGGCGCCAGGAGACGCGCCGCACCATCAGCGCCACGACATGCCCGCAGGTCAGGGTGGCAGTGAATGAGGTCATCATCAGATCGGTGATCGGCGGGTTGATCCGCGAGAACATCGACCGATCCGTGACGCCGGCGCTTCCGGTCAGGTCGATGACGGTCCAGATGGCCAGCGCCAGGATGCAGGTCGCATCCGCCCAGGCGCTGTCCTGCTGCCACACCCAACGTAGCCGCTGCTTCAGGATGCGGGCCATGTCTCGGATCATCCTATCCACACCAGATGTGAAGGGAGGACGGGAGGCAAGTGCACCAGCCTCCGCAGCCAGTGGCGGATGGAGTGGAGAAGGGCCATGGCTAGACGATCTGCGCTGCCTTGCTAGCAGCACGTTCGGCCTCCTGCCGATCGGCAGCCGCTGCCGCTTCGCGGTCGACCTCAGCTGTCGCCCTCGCCTCCGCCTCAGCCTCGGTGACAGCATGGTAGGCATCCGTCGCCACGTAGGCGAGCTGCTGGCGCGCCTCTTCGGCTTCTGCCTTCGCCGCCTCAGCTGCGGCCAGGGCCTTGAGGTGCGCCTCGTCGAGGGCAGCATCGAGTGTGACACCCTCCTCGCCCAGCCGGTCTAGGGGGATCTGCTTGCCTTCCCGCTGCGCCAGAATGCTGCCGTCGTCATCAACAACGGTGTCCATCATGGTGAGATGGGCGCCCTGGTAGCCGCCTGTCAGCGGGTCAAACCGAACCAGCAGCTCATAGGGGTGTGTGATCTTTTCCATGCTGCGCTCCAGATATCAGGATACGGCGGTGCCGTCCGCCCACGTCCAGGCGGTGCCATTCGATGTGGCCGTGCGATATCCGCGGTCGCTGACCTTCACCTCACAACCGGTGTTGGCCACGATCGCCGGCAGGGTGGCGACGGTGAACGCTGGAAGCTTGGTCGGGCCGTTGAGCTGCACCTGCCCCGTGCCGAGCGGCGTCACACCGATGTGGAGGTTCGCGCCCGCCGGGCCTTGTGCGCGGACCTCTGGTGTGATTGCCCCCGACGCACGCAGCACAAGGGTCGACGGATAGGGCGCCACACCCTTACTGCCCCAGTTGTGGTGGAGCTGCGCCCAATCGCCTGCTGCGCTGCCCGTCGTGTGTCCGGTGCCCGTGGTGAGGCGAATGAGATCGCCTGCCAGGCCCTCCGGAGATACCGCCGCATCGGTGACGCGTACTCGCATGCCTTTGACGTACTTCGCTGTGCCGAAGATATCGCTGAGGGCGGACGTGCCGAGGGCAATCTCGCGGAAGCATTGGTTCCGCAACAGGCCGAAGTCAGCCTCCCGGGGGTCGCAGCCATAGATCTCGTACCACCAAGCATCACCGGGCGCGGGGCAATTGCCGATCCCCTTGTTCGCCGCGCTGAAGCCCACCGCCGCCGGATCGCACTGCAGGATATCCCCGCGATGGACGTTCATTCCGGCCGGCACGCCCGTTTCGTTGATCGGCTTCGCGCAGTTCCGGAAGGTGCAGAAGTTGGTGTGAATGCCGCCGATGAAGGGTGTGTCGATGGCATAGGGAGCGCCGCCCGACAGCCAGCTCCCGTCCGGCTTGCCGTCCACCAGCCGGCGTTGCGTGGAGGTGCGGAGCGGGTCCACGTCGAAGGTCACGAAGTTGAAGGTGATGTCCTGCTTCGTGAAGCTGGTCTCCACAGGTGACCAGGCCACCGCACCCTGATTGCCGCCGTACAGGGTCCCGTTCGAGAAAACCACCTCTCGGAACAGGTCGTCCTTCAGGCTCGTCGCCGGCTCCTCACTCGGGCGGGTGAGCAGGACGCCCTTGAAGCGGACATCGATGTCGAAGGAGTCCACCCGGACACGACGAAGTGGGGCGCGGAGTTCCAGACCAATGCCGGAGAGATTGTTCTCCGTCACCGGATAGTCGAGCCAGCCATAAGGGCCGCCGAAAGCCTTGTAGCGGTTGTCACCACTCGGATCGTCGGCGCGACCGGCAGTTTCGGCCCGCCAGTCCGAGTACTTCGCAACGGGCTGCCGCGTCCTGCGGATGGCCAGGTGGCCCATCCACACGCCTTCGGATGCCGGGGCGGGCTTGCCTTCGAGGTTGACGCGGAGGTTCCAGTAGTGGCCCGCCGGGTCAATGGTATAGCCCGTGGCCGGGTCGTTGCGCCCGGGTGGCACCGGTAGCCCGCCGGTCTGCTCCCCTGCCCCCTGCTGGATCATGACGACGGAGCGATGCCGCGAGGCGGCGCGGTTCTCCGGCGTCGTCGATCCGACATACCAATCCCGTGGCAGAGGGTCATAAACCGACAGGCTGCCGATGGAGAGGCCGATGTTCGGCGTGTCTCCGGTCCCCGCCGCCGGGGTGGTCACACCGCCATAAAGCGCACATTGGTGGATCCGGTCGCAGACCAGGGTGCCGATCTCGACCATCTTGAAGGCAGCGACATTGATGCCGTTGCAGTCCACCAAGGTGACGTTGTCGAGGATCAGCTTCGAGCGCGCCGGTGCGTCGGCCATCTGCTGCGCCGAGATCGCGTCATCGTTGGTGGACATGATGGTGCCGTTGGTGATGCGGAGGACGTCCGTATCCCAGGCGGCAAAGCCATCCCGGTTGCTCTTGGTGACGCGGAAGTTGTCCGCGATCACTTCGGAGCAGATGCGCGGCTGCATGGAGAAGGCGCGGCTGCCCTCGGCCTCGAAGTTTCTCAGCTCCAGCCGGCGGACGCACTTGGCGACGAACAGCGCCGGCCCCTGCTCGGAGAACAGGAACTGGCCTGGACTGGCGGGATCACCCTTTCCCCAATTGCCCTCGAACTTCACACCATCGATGATGAGGTACTCGACGGGGTTGGCCATGAGATCCTGGGTGATCTCGTAGAGTGGCCGCGTATCCCCGTTCGCCACGGCCTGGGCTACGGGATCGAAGAAGAACAGGTTGTTCTGAGTCCGGCTCGCCGGGTCGCACTGCAAGATGGTCTGCCCGGCCACCCCGAACAGGCTGAAGCGGCTGACCAGCGGCAAAGAGGCGCCGGAGATGGTGTAGCGACGCGGCCCGAGATAGAGCGGGACCGCAATCTCCTTCGGAAGCTTGGCTCGCTTGATGGCGGCATAGAAGGTCTCTCGGTCGCTGCGCTCGGTCCCGGCGCCCGGCCCGGAGCCCGGCACCTTGCGGTAATCCTCCAGGTTCACACGATCGGCGAAGCGTTCGGTGATGACGCGTGGGCTGGCGAGCTCATCGAGGATGCGGTCCTCTCGGTCTGCCTTCGTCGCCACCACTGCCTGTGCCGCGCTCTGACCTGCCGCAGCACCAGCGATCTGGCCGGCCAGCTGGCCCGCCGCAGCGCCGGCCCCTGGCGCGAGTTGCTGCGTGACCCGCTGGGCGACCACTTGGCTTTCCTCAGCAGCCACTTGCCGTGCCTGGGGAAGAACGTGCTCGGCCGCGGCCGCGCTGGCCTTATCCTGGATGTCCCCAAGCGTGGTGCTCAGGGTGTCGAGAGACGCCCCATCATCAGACGAGGTCCGGCCCACCACCGGAATCACCGTCTCCTGATCCAGAACCGGAGCGCGCGGGAGATCTGCAATCCGGACGGCTGAGATGAGCCCGCCATTCCCCGTGGCCAGGGCGTAGTCAGCCTGAGACACCCAGATTGACGCCGGAGGCGGAGGGGCATCGGCCGGGGCGGTCACCACGTCGAAGATCTGCCAGGCGGTCTGCCGCTGCGGAGACAGGCTCTTTAGACGCACAGCGCCTGTCCCTTCCCAATCCGGCTCATAGGCGCAGCGCCAGGTCGCCGCTGCCTCGTCCCACACGCCGGCGATTTCGACCTGCACACCATCCGGTCGGCGCCAGAGGAAGGTCACCCCCTGCCCCTGTATCGCCGTGCCATCGTCGGTCAGGACTTGACCGCGCGCGTTGACAGTGCCGCCGATCCAGAAGCGCGGATACACGACATCTTCCGGCCCAACGCCCAGGGCAACGGTCACGGGACTCGAGATGCTCATGCGCGATCTCCAACGACGATCGCCGCGGCGCCCTTCGGCCCGCGGGGTCGTCATGCGCGATGTTTGAGGTGATCAGGCGGCTGGGGCGGGGTCGCCGGTATCAGCGGCCGAGAATCTCGTCGGCGCGTTCGCGCGTCAGCAGGCCGGCCGCGACCACGATATCGAACCCGGCCAGCAGGTCGGGGTCGCCCAGAAAGACGTAGCCGGCGGACCCGATATCGTCGATGAAGATGCGCAGCGCGGCATCCCCGTTACTCAGGGCCTGGTGCGCAGCCAGGGTGATGCGCGCCTTCTCCTCGGCGGTCCACCGCTTGCGGAACTCCAGCGGCGACATCGTAGGCGGCAGCTCCGGCACCGGGATCGGCGGCGGCGGCGCGACGAAGGTGTTGCCCTCCTGAGTCCAGCCCGCCTCGATAGTGTCGGCCAGGTCCGGCGGCGCCTCGGTGTACATTGCGATGACGAATTCGGGAAAGCGCTCCTCCAGCGGCGGCTCGTCGTCTGCGATGCGCAGCACCTCAACGACGGTGCTATTCTCGACGCGGATAAAGACCTTCATGCCTACCACTCCACAATGACCAGGCCGTCGTTTCCCATGCCGCCGACGCCGCCCTGCGCGCCGCCGCTACCGCCCGCGCCCGGAAAGGCGCCGTTGTGGCCCGAGGTGCCCAGATTCGGCCCTGCTCGCGCGCCGCCCCAGGCCGCGCCGCCGAATCCACCGGCGGGTGCGCCGTTGTCGTAGGTCTGACCGATGCCGCCGCCCGAGCCAGTGATGAGGAGGGGCAGGCCATAGCCAGCCCCGCCGCCGCCGGCCGTCGAGCCAGGGCCGCTGGTGCCGCCCGTGCCGCCGCCGCCGCCGAGCGCGCCGAAGTTGGAACCATAGGAGGACGCACCGCCGCTGCCGCCGGTTCCCGGCGTGGTGCCGTTCGTGCCGCCGGCCCCGCCCTTGCCCACGGTGATCGCGACCGACTGGCCCGGCACGGCGGCGAGGACACCTTCGGCATAGCCGCCGCCGCCGCCGCCCGCGCCGCTGGAGCCCGGCCCCCAGGACCCGCCGCCGCCGCCGCCCGCACCCCAGATGCGCACAAGAACGCTGGTCACCCCCGCCGGAGTGATGAAAGTGCCGTTGGCCCGGAAATAGCTTCGGTGCGGCGCGAACAGCGTGCGCAGCGCGGCCAGCAGCTGCGCATTGTTATTGCCGTCCAGAGCTATGCCGGCCGCCAGGATCGGCGCAACCAGTTCTTCCTGGATCCGATTGTACTGGTCCGCGTCGAAGACGCTGGCTTCCTGACCGCCGGCCGGATCGCCCCGGCTGGCAAAGCCCGGCGTGCCCAAGGCAGCCAGAGCGGTAGGCAGCGCAGCGACCTGCGTGCCGTTGGCGAGACGCCGCATGATAGATCCTCAGATGTATTGGAAGAGCAGGATGGTGTGGGCCGGCGTAACGGCGCGCAGCTCGCATTCCAGGACGTCATTGCCCCAGGTGCGGAACCGCTCGCCGAAGCTGCTCAGCCCAAAGCGGAAGGGTGTGATGGTGGTGGCCGGGGCGCGGATAGCCCAGACATGCGCCCACTCGGGACCCTGCATGCGGTCGCCGAAACGCATCACGCCGAGCCGTGCCGGCGCATACTCCCGCACCGTCACCTCGTAGCCGAGCCGCGCAGCGCGCTCGATCATGTAGGGCACCGACTGACCACCTCGTGCGGTCAGCCGGGCAACCACCTGGGCGCGCCGCTGCTGCAGGGTGGGGGCTTCCCCGGCGCAGGGATCAGGAAGACCGAGTGAGAACTCCCACTCTGGCAGCAGCTCGAAGGCCGTGGCGGGGAAGGCGTCGGTTAGGAGGTTCGCATCCCGCGCCGCCAGGCGCTCATAGGTCGGCACCAGGCCCGCCAGGGCGCGCTCCATATCGGACCCGACCTCACGCGGCCAGACCCGCCCCCGTGGCAGCAAACCCTTGAAGAGCTCCAGGAGCCTCGCGGCTGTGAGATTGAGAACTGCCATGGCTATGAAGTCGCCGATAGTGAGCGCAGGCGCGGGAAATGCCCCGGCTCGGTGCTGATCGGAGCGATCGGCTGGGCCACGGTGAAGTGCTTGATGCCCGAGACTGATTTGACCGCTTCATTCCAGTCCGACGGATAGATGGTGCCGCCTGCGGCCGTCCCCAGCCGAACGAACATGTCTCGCAAGGCCTCTTCGATAGCCGCCTTCATTGTCGGCGTGGCTGGCGTGAGGTCATCCAGAACGAAGTCATAGTCATCTGCGATGGGCGCGCAGGCATAGACCAGGGCGGTGACGGGCCGAAGCGGATAGATATAGTTCGCGACGATGAGCTGATCTCCCGTCGCTGGAACCGCCCGAGTTTCCTGGCTCGCGACACCATCCGTGCCCTGCGGGAAGCCATCACCGGAGGCGCGCACCTCATCGAGCATGATGTAGACGACGACAGTTCCAGCGCCCGCCCCATTGGGCACGCACCACGCCCTTGTCACGCCAGGGACTTCCTTGGCCCAGCGGACATAGTCCGTCGCTGAGCCCCCCTGCGGGGGCTCGGCATAAGCCTCGAGGTAACGAGCCTTGAATTCTTCCTGCTTCTCCTGATCAGCACCGCCGGTCAGGGCGACGGTGCTGAGGGTCTTGGACGTCACCCCGGTGATGGCATTGACCAGGTAGAAGGCCGTGTTCGCATCGGTGTTTCCGATCGAACCCGCCTCAGCTGCCCGAATGGCGACGGTCAGTGTCCCCGCACTCCACACCCCCTCGGAGATCGCGACATACTGGACTCCATCGGAGCGCGCGATCATCGTGCCGGCCGGGATCGAGGCGCCTACCTCCGCGGCGAAGATCAGGGTCCCGGTGGCCCGGGTCGCATCCTTGCGCTCCACTCCCTTCAGGGCACCCCAGCCCGCGGCGTACTCGTCCTCCGCCGACCATGGCACAGCCTGCTTGGCGATGTAGTCCTGATACCCGTAATGCAGGTAGGCGAAGCCGGCCTGCACCGTCGCCAGGACCCGTAGGATGGCCCGCCGAAGCAGCCCGCTCTCACCCTGCGTCTCGCTGGTGATATCCTGGAGCGCGCGCTGCCGCAGCTCTGCCAGGGTGGGGCGCGCATAGGGCATGCTTAAACTCCGTCCCAGGCCCAGGCGAACTGGAGGCCTGATCGGCTTCCGTCGGGCTGGGTGATCTGGATGCCGAGGGCGATTGTTGTCGGATTGAGCCAGCCCGCCTGCACATCGACACTGCTGGCGACACCGTCCACCAGGAGCCAGTCGAGGGATTCCCGGGCAGCCTGCTGCACGCTCAGCAGAAGGGCGGCGCCGTCAGATTTCTTCGCCCGCTCGTACTGCCAGATGCGGGAGCCGATCTGATCATCGGCGTAGGTGTCACCCCACCATCCACGCAGATCGTCGGTGCCATCCGTGGGCACGAAATCCTCGGCAGCGCGGCGGTCCGTGAAGAGGGATACCAACACCGCCGTGGCAAGATCGTCGCCGGCCAGCACGTCGCCGTCCCGGAGCACCCAGTCGCCGCGCCCATTCCGGGCATCCCACCGGACAGCGATGTCGGTCATGGGCCGCCTCCCCGCAGCCCTCCCGTTAGATGGGCGGGCGTCATCTTCTGGATCGGCGCGCCGGAGATGCCGTCCGGGGTTGGATGCGTGTGCGCGTTGAACAGTTCCACAAAGACATCCGTCACCAGCTTCCGCAGCGTTTCCCCTGGCGCGGCGGCCAGGATCGTCCCGTCATTGGCGCAGAGCACCTTGCTGCCGAGGGCGTCGTACAGAACCGACTGTCCGGGGAGCAGCCCACGAGGCCGGGCTTCCGGGTACACCATGGCGAGGATCACCCCGCCGGAGCCATCGCCGGCGACCGACATCCTGACGACAGAGGAGCCCTCCGGCGCCGAGGAGGAGAACCCGAAGGAATGCACCACCGGCAGGCCGTCGACCGTCTGCAGGTCATTGATCTTGATCTGCACTACCTGCACTGGCCCACTGTCATCCGGCTTGGTGGAGGAGCGGCCGAAGCCGAAGGCGTGCTGGACCCTGCGCATGATGCGCTCGCCCATGCTTGGCATACGGTCGCCTTTCAGGAAGCAGCGGCCGCCCCCGCAGGGCCGGCCTGGTAGATCTGGAACAGCCCATTGGTCAGGGCGCTCGGCGCCGGCTCGAAGGCCTCCGGCGGGGTCAGAATGACATCGGCATGAGTGCCGTCCTCACCGCGGCGGAAAGTGACCTCGCCAATCAGCCAGGAGCGGTGCTCAATCTTGATCTGCGGCGCGTGCACGTACGCCCGCGCATTCGGCTCCCACAGCTTCCCTGCGCTGTCACGCCAGGAGTCGCAGGTCAGCGCGATCGATTGGCTTCGGCCGTTGCGGCGGTTCATCTCCCAGATGGCTCGGTCCTCGGCGATATCGCGACCATCCACGATCTGCTCCGAGACGAACCCATGCGGCCGGAACTCCACCATGGACGGGTCGCTGACCTGCGCATGCGTCCAGCCCGTTGTGCCGCCGGCCTGAGGAATGCCGGTCAGGGCATCCACTGAGGTCCAGACCACGTAGTAGTCGCTGAAGCGCTCATCCACGGTTAGCGACACGCTGGCAGCTTCTATGTTCTCGCCGAGCACGAAGCCACTTGCCATGGAGCCCGAGCCGGCGCGGGCCAGGATCAGGTTGCCATCGGTGCCTTCGTAGGCCAGCACCTGCCGGTAGCGCGCGACGCGATCGATGACTTCGAAAGGCGTCTCGCCGAAGTTGATATTGAACTGCGGGATGATGTTCCCCGCTTCCTCATCCCGGCGGGTGACCGAGATGCCGAACGGTGCCGCCAGGTCGCCGGCGATTTTGAGGGCGTCGCCTCCACTGATCTGCATGAAGGTGCTCCCGTCCTGCCGGATGCCGGCAGAACAGTCGACCAGGTTGCGGCACTTCCCCCGCCCCTGCACCCGAACCGTATGACCCTCAGGGGAAATCGCGGCTTGGTAGCGGTCGATGCGCCCGGTCAGCACCACGTCTTCGCCGAGCATCACCGCGCACTCCTGGCCCGGTCCGACGGGCAGCAGATCCGCCTGGCCGGGGTAGATCTCGGTGAGGGAGATATCAAAATCGGAGGGCATCCTCTCGAGACCCCGCGTGATGCGGATCCGCTGCCAACCGCCAAAGGCCCGGCTGCCAACCACCAGGCTCAGGTCGCCATCCGCCATAGCTCCCTCTCTCCTGCTGCCTCAGGCCGTGAGTGCCTGGAACTCAGTCGGCATGAAGCCCGGATGCGGAGGATTGGCCCGGCGCGTCAGTTCATCTGCCCGCGCGGCGTCGGCGTAGAGCTGATACGCCGCGACCAGGGATGGGAGCGCCTGCCGGGTCCGGACCCAGCGCAGGCGCGGCAACGGCTGCCCCCGTGCGGCGAGATCGTCCATCACCAGCGTCCGCAGATGGCTGAGTGCGGGATAACGCGAGCTGGACACCGCCGGCCCGATGCGCAGCTCCTCCGCCCGCATCAAGCTGGTCACCTGCTCCTGCAGAGCAGACGCCTCCTCATAGGAGGAGGGCTGGAACTCCGTGCAGGCGACAGCCAAGGAGCAAAGCGCCGCCTGTCGGCAGGCCGCTGCCGTTGCCTCCCGGGCGGCATTCAGGGCGCTGCCCAACGGAGCGTCGGTCGGCACCACGGCGACCGTGTAAGCGGCCTGCATCGCCAGCAGACGCACCGCATCCGCCGGGTCGGCACAGGCACTGCGGAGTGCTTCGCTGACGCCGAAGGCCGCGGGAACCAGTTTTTCTTCCTCGCCCGATGCCGCCAAGCTCGCCATCTGATCTGCGGCGAGCTCCACCACGGTGCGAGCGGCCACGACGGCGTCGAGCGCACCACGCACTGACACTTGCCCCGGCACGCCGTGGGCTCGGTTTCCCCGGCTGTACCGGCCGTAGGTCCCGCTCTCCGGGGTGAGGCCCTTCACCGCGCCGGTGGTCAACCCTGTATCCCGAGCTAGAGACCGGGCGAGATCGCTCCATTCGGAGACGGTCGCCTGCACCGATGTGAGGATCCCGGCCCCCAGAACGGCCGCGCCCACCAGCTCGCCCACGAAGGAGTCGCCGATGGCGCCCAGGGTTCGGTCAATGGCGGCCAGCACGGCGGAAACCGTCTCCGAGGAGCTGCTCGGATATGTCGGGTCCAGCGTTTCGGCGAACTCGAACTGCAGCTCAACCAGGTTGCCGCGTTCCGCGCGCTCGAGCAGCCGCACCGGCGCCACCAGGGCGACCCGTATGATCCCCAACGAGGGATGGACGAGCGTCCCGGGCCCGGCGACCTCGCAAGCGCGCAGCATCAGCTTGGCGCGGGCATAGGCTCCATCACCAACCAGGAAGCCGGAGAAGGTCACCCGGCGTTCGAAGCGGCCGAGATCCTCGACCCAGACGCTGTTGCGGTACGGATAGCTGTGCACCGCCGTGCGCCGCCCGCCCCCGTACTCCGAACCCCGCACCCCGAAAGGGATGCCGCGCCAGGAGGCGGGCAGCAGCAGGTCATACCAAGCCATTCTGTCCTCCTCTTACGGCGCGACCAGGGTCATGCCGGTGCTCTCGACCAGCGGTCCGGAGACCCGGACATTGCTGCTGGAGGAGCGCACCTGGGCAGACATGCCCGGCGGCAATCTCCCGCTGATCTCAAGCTCCAACTTGCCGCGGAGCGCCCGGCCGATCTCATCTCCGCTCGGCGCCAGGGAGCGCGCTGCCCCTTCGGCGGCGGGTGCCCCCAACTGGCCCGCGGGTGCGCCACCCTGGTACTGAGCTGTCGCCGCAGCCAGTCGCCCCAGGAATCGGCTCTGGCTGGTGCCTTCCTCAATGCCGCCTGGCAGAGAGGTCCAGGTGCGTGAGAGGGCCGGCCCGATCCCGGCACGAACCGCCGGATCGCCGCTTCTGAGATCAGCCATCAGGTCCCGGCCCGTCCGCGCACGATAGTCACGCTGCGCCAGCCACCATGCGGCACGATCCTGGCTGGCCGGGCTGAAGTCCTTCAGATCCAGAGCCGTCGCGGCTTCATCCCAGGTCCCTTTCAGGAACTGGTAGCGGCCCGCCGCTGTGCTGGTCCGCCCTCGGTTTGGGCCGCTTCCGATGACATTGGCGACGTTCGGATGCCGACTGTAGTCGCTGAAGCGCCGCCCCCCGTACAGCACATCATAACCAGGGCTCTCCGTGCCGGCGATCGTATCCAGAAGCCCTCTCGCCTCAGCCGGAAGGCTGGCATCCTGCGTTCGTGGGCCATACTCGATGCCGCCAGCCCGCTGCCCGAAGTTGCGCCGCCGCTGTGCCTGCCCTTCGGGGCTGTTGTCGCGGGTCTTCCCCAGTTGATGGAGAGCGTAGCCTGCCGTGCCAATGATGGCGGCCGGACCCAGGATTCGGGCCGCGAGGCTCATGACCGCGGGCAACCGAAGCCCCGCCCCCGCCGCGGCAGCCGCCGAACCGCCGCCGCCGGCCGCGGCCCCAGCACCAGAAGCCGCAGCAGCGGCGGCGGTCGCCCGTCCCACGCTCGCCAGGGCCCTCGCCGCTGCGGCACCCATCGTGCCCAAGGCAAAGGTCACCTGCCCGATGCCGAGAGCCAACCGCGCGAAGGGACCGAGAACGGTCAGGGCAAAGCGTGCCGCCATCAGGCCGAACACCAGCTTGAGCGCCGTCTCCCAGCCGCCGATAGCCTTGGCGATGGAATCCGCCTTCTCCCAGAAATCCTTCAGGCCCTGCCGCACAGAGGCCCAGTCGATCCCGGCCACATAGGTGGCGAATTGCTGGACCTTCTCGCCAATCCCCGTCGCGATCCAGTCGCGGTTCCGCGCGATCCACTCCGCCATCTGCTCCAGAAGCGGAGAGATGATCGGCGAGAGCCGCTCGGAGATGGAGTTCGTCAGCCCCCGGACCGCGAGGGTCATGCGTGCCTGGGCCTGCTGGAAGCGGTTGGCGGACACCACGGCCGCGTCATTGATGACACCATAGCGCTGCGCCATGGCCGTGTACTCGCGAATCCCCGCGGCCCCCTTCCGCAGAAACGGCAGCAACTCCTCCGCCGCCCCCCCGAAGGCGATCTGCGCCGCCTGCGCCTGCGCCCAAGGGTTCTTCAGGCCGGCGATCTTCTCCGCCAGTTCCGGCATGACATCGGCCACACTGCGGGCCTGACCGCGCGCATCCCTCATGGAGACGCCCAGCATGTTGAAGAGCTGAACCGCCTGCGCGTTCCGCCCGCCAATGGCGTCGTACATGGTCTGGCCGAGGTTCTGCAGACCACTGGTCAAGGCGTCAGCCGATACCCCCGCAAGCTGCGCCGCGCCCTGCAGGCTGTGCAGCTGTGACGTCGAAAGCCCCATCCGGGTCGCCGCATTGCCAAGCCGAACCGCCATCTCGGCCCAACCCTGCACCAGGCGGTACAGCCCGCCGACGCTGGCAGCCCCCGTGATGACCCCGAGCGGCGCCACGATGGCGGAGACGCTGCGGAAGGCATTGCCCGCCGAGTAGGCAACGGCACCGAAGGCATTGGCCATCCGGCGCAGCCCGGAGACATCCGCGAAGCGATCCATCGCGCGGCCCGCTCGCTGGAAGGGCGCGGCGAACTGCGCCATCTTCCGGTTGATGCGGTCCAGCGTCTTGGTGACGTTGTCGACGGCACTGATGGTGACGCTGAACCCGTTGGCCACGTTCAGCTCCTTTTCTGCGCCTTGATCATCTCGTTGGCGCGCTCCAGCCAGACCAGCAGGTCGGTCCCGGTCACCCGCCAGGCTTCGTCAGGCGCCCAGCCATAGAACTTGGCGAGATCGAGGGTCAGCTCGTCCCAGTTCGCCGGCCAGGCCCGATAAAACCCTGCAGATACAGGGCCGCCGCGTTCAGCACGCTGACCGGCAGCGCCTGCACGACCTGGTAGGGGACCCCCGCTGTGCCGGAGACCAGCCAGAGCTGATAGGAGCGCAGCGATTGCGGACCGATCCCCTTGCGCAGGTGCCCCTGCGCCTTGCGGACGGTGCCCGTGAGCGGCTCGAGCAGCGTCAGGCTGGCGTACTCGATGCCCTGGAACGTCACCGGCCGGGGGAGTTCGAGGTCCCACTGGTCAGGCTGCGCACCGGCATCCAGGCCGATCTCGGCCGGCTCCAGTCCCGCCTCGGTGAAGCCGGAGAAGTACTCCCCCGCCTGCCCCAGGATGCTGGTCGGAACCTCGTCCAGGTCCTCTGCCTTGGCGATGCCACAGACCTGCGCTGTCAGTTCCCGCAGGTAGAGCGTGACGGCTTCCGGGCCAGCATCGTTCTGGATGTGCGTCTCCGCCTTCCAGACCTCCAAGGCTGCCGGCTCTCGCAGCTTCAGCGTCGCCAGCGTACCACCCCGGATCGCGAGTGGCTTGCGCAGGTCGAGGACCAGTTCCGGCGCCGGCAGATTGTCGGGCAGCTTCATGCTCAGGTCTCGGTCACGCGGCGGCCGGAGAAAGTGACGTCGAACGTGCCGTCCGAGGTCGCGACGGGCGAGCACTCGGTGCACCACATGCCGTCACCCGACACCGTCTTGCCGTTGGCCAGCTGCCCCACGACGGAGGCATTGGTCAGCTCCATGAAGGCCGCCTGCGACAGGTAGCGCGCATCCCGGATCTTCGCCGTGATGCGGCCCGTCTTGAAGGACTCGCTGAACCCCTGCACGCCGCTCTGCCCGATGACGTCCTCACGGGTGCGCTCGGTCGCGTCATAGGTCAGATCGCTGGCGACATCGACCGCCTCACCATTGATCGTAAGGAAGGCGACGCCGCCACGCTGCCCGCCGGTGACCGCCGGGCCGTTGTACAAAGCCATGGTCAGCCCCTCCTCAGGACTTCAGGAAATTGACCTTGATCGCGATCACGCGGAGCTGGTTGGCGACGTCGAAGGGCGCCAGCAGCTTCACCACTCCCTTGCCGGCATTCTCGGCGCGCGCACCGATGCGGAAGGCCTCGAAGTTCTGCGCCAGCCCCAGCACCTCGCAGTAGGTGCGATAGCGCGCGATGGCGCTCGCCAGCACCGTCTGGCTGGTCACCATGTTGGAGCCGCCCTCGATGGTGGTGCCATCCGCAACCAGCTTCTTGCGTTCGTAGACGGTCGCCAGGTGCGTCCGCAGATCCCGGATCAGGTACTGCAGCGTGTACGGGGTCTCGACGTCGAGGTAGGCGTTGTCCGCCACACCGGCGGCGTTCTTCTGGTAGAAAGTGACCGCGCGGTCGAGATAGACCGTGCCGTCGGCGCCCACCTTGTAGGTGGAGTTGCCGGCATAGAGCAGGCTGTTGCGCTCCGAAGGGTCATCGCGCTCAGCGATCGGCGGCGCGATGATCCCGGGAAGCGCGATGTTCTGCAGAGGCAGCGCCGGGTCCACGCGCAGGCTCGCCGCGCAGACGCCGCCGTAGGAGGCCGCCCAGAGCCAGGCGGGGCTCGGGCTACCCTGGAAGCCGATGCTGGACCCGTGCGGGTCGTTGCGCGCCTTGCCATAGGTGATCCGCTCGCCAAGCGTCCCACGGAAGGCGGTGAAGAAGCCCCCATAGAGCATCTGCTGCCAGGACCAGCGGCCGCTCACATCGTCCAGAAAGGTCTTCAGGGCGTCGAGGGACGTCGTATCGGTGTAGGGGCAGATGATGAAGTCGAAGGTGGTCTCGCCGAGGTTCGCCAGCGCGGCGGCAAGGGCGGGCACACCGGTGCCGCCTGCCATGGCGGTCACGGTCGCGGTCAGCCCGGTCGGCATGGTCTCACCCGCCAGGATGCCGCCGAAGTTCACCGCGATCGGGATCTCGTTGCCCCAGGCCCCCTTCCCCGTAGCGGTAAAGGTCACGCTGCCGTCCGTGGCCGCCGCCGTCGCGGGGAGGATGGCCGCGGAGCAGGCTGCGGCCAGATTGGTTGCGACAACGGCCGCGGTATCGCCCGGGCCGACTTGCACCGGCACCCGCACCCCGCCGATATAGACGCCGAGAGTGCCGGCCTCCGCCGCCGTGCCGGTCAGGGCCAGCGTGCCAGTGGCCGCCGCACCACCCGCCGCATCTGCTAGGGGCAGGTGCCACAGCTCGCCGAAGGGGTCGGCCAGGCGGTAGACCTTGGTCATCATCGCCAGCGGCGAGCGGGCGCCGTACAGCGCCTCCGCGTCAGCCTGCCCGGAATAGATCACCGGCACGCCAGCCTGCGCAGCACTGACCTTGCCCGTCTCGCCCTGACCGATGATCAGAGCGCGCAGGATCGCGGAGCCGGTATTCGCGCCGGAAGGGTCGACCTCGGCATAGACGCCAGGAACCCGGTTGGTGATGTCGTAGTGGGAGAAATCGATCACGGCCGGTCTCCTCAGCCCTTGGCTTCAGCGGCAGGCTCAGCCGCGCCGGCCGGCTTGCCAGCCGGCTTCGGGGCGTCGGCCAGCCTGACATCCCCGTCGCGCAGGCGGCGCATCCAGAAGGTGGATTCGGGTACCTCCCGCCCCTCAGGCGAAAGGGCATGCTGCGTCACCGGGTCGCGAACCTCGCGCCCTTTGACCGGCTTCACGTACATCGGGCTCTCCTGGGGTCAGGTTTGCGCGGGATTCGCGCGGAACTCGGCGGCAATGGCCCCGCTGTCCTGGTTCACCACCGTGCCCTGGATCTCGCGGAGTGGTTCGGAGGGCGGGTGCCATCCGTCAGCCGTGGTCACGGTGGTTTCCACCACGAAGTCGAACTGCCAGCGCAGCCACTGACGCGTGAGACCCCCGCCCACCAGGCCGCCGCCGGCATAGGCGAAGCCGCGCGCCTGATTGACCGGGTCCGGCCGCCAGTTCAGCAGCGCGGCCCAAAGCGCCGCGCGATATTGGTAGACCGCCTGAGTCACCGGGCCCTGGCCACGCCGATCGGTCGGATCGACGGCATTGCTGAGGTCGACGACGACGCCAATCTTCTCGCGCACCACCTGGTAGAGCCCGGTCTGGTTCTCGTTTTCGCCGGCATCATCCTCCAGGGGGGTGACATAGGCCGCGGGCTGCTGCAGCCAGATCTGATCGGCAGCCAGAGCATAGTCAGCCGCACCGGCCACGCGCCCCTCAAAGACGGGCGCGAAGATCCGGATCTGTTGGATCACCGCATCGAGGTTCATGGCATCCGTCCCAGATCGGACATGCGAGCGCGGCGCCAGCGCACCTGATCCTGCCAGTTGGCGGGGGTGTAGCCCGTCACGACGGGGCACCATGCCCGGCGCCGCTCTTCCACATAGAGCACTGGCTGGCCGAACCATCCGGCGCGAAACTCGTGGGCGCCGGTGAGCTCCCATGCGGACACGGTCCCGCCAACCGGCGGCAAGACTGATGGCCTGGGCTGAGGCGGCCTGGCCATCAGGACTTCACCTTGGCGAAGCCGATGTCCTGCCGGACGCTGGCTTCGATCCGCTTGCGCAGACCGTCCCGGCGCTCATCCAGGGCCACGGTCAGGAACTGCCGCGGCTCCAGCACACGGCCGGTCGTGACCTGCTGCTTGCGGATCATCCGCTTGCCGCGTGTGGCCTTCCGGCCGCCTCCGGTCGCGCCGGCTTCGAGGAAGAGCGCGTAGAAGGCCGTGGAGCGGATCGCGACGCCCTCGCCGCTCTTGAACGGGCGCACCTTGATGGAGCGGGCAAGGGTACCGGTGACGCGGACCGGCGCCTGGCCTGGGGCCGACGCCTGATAACGACCGGACTTATAGCCACCCCGGTATGCGGAGGACCCGCCGGAACCGTAATAGACCCGGCCGCTTCCCGTGCTCGACCGCAGCTGCGCCCGGGCAGCCTTCGCCACTTCGGCGCCGGCCGCGCGCATCGTCTTTCGCAGCGCCTTCTTGTCGAAGGTGAACTTGTGGCTCGGCGCCGAAACGCGGATCGGGATGCCGTCGGCCATTCTAGATCCCTCCCCGTTCCAGTTCCGCCTCGACCATCACGAAGCGCTTCCGCCCTCCCATCTCCAGCACGCGGCGGACGCGGAAGACCTCATGCCGCGCCTTCTCGCCCGGCGTGGTGGTTGTCCGCAGGATGGCGTGCGTCGTATCCAGGCCGCCGACCCAGCGCATCAAGATCATATGCGTCACCGGGGTATCGACCTGGGCACTGCCGTAGAAGGTCATCGGCCGCGTCGCCTCGATCTTCGCCATGCGGTGCGCCATGGGCTTCAGCGTCTCCGCGATCCCCGTGGTGGTGGCCGAGGCGACCTGGTCGCGCCGATAGATCCGCACCGGCCAGCGCAGCTCGCCGATGGGGACCGTGTCGGCCACGTCAGCGGCTCACAGGTTCATCGGGCACCACGTGGCAAGTCGCGAGCTGATACACGTCGTGGGTTTTGCGGATGAAGATCAGGTGGCCCCGGCGGATAGCCTCGGGTCCGACCACCCCCTCCGGAATCTGCGCCGTGCCGTAGTCAACCCCCTGGGCTGAGCGCAGGCTCACTGTCTTGGTCGTTCTCATTTCAGCCTCCGAAGGTCACAAGCCGGTACGGCCACATCAGCATCTCGGCGGCTTTCGGTGGATCGCCGCCGGCGTCGCCGCGGTGCTCGTAAAGGAAGGCCGTCAGCAGCAGGATGCCCTGGCGGATGGGCAGCGGCACATCGTTCCCGGTCCCGCCATAGCCGGCCACGAAGTCGATGCTGACCTGATCCGCCGGCCCCGGTAGCGTCGCGCCTCGGATGGTCACCGTGGCGGGCTCGCCACTGACGGCCTGGTCATACTGTTCGACGTCGAGATCCACCTGCTGCCCATCCGCGCGCAGGATCGACACGCCGCAGACCTTCTGCACGGGTGACCGGGTCAGCTCGAGCGGGCGGCGCCAGGCTTGGGGACCGAAGGTCCAGGGATAGGCGAGGCGCCCGGTCAGCCCGGGGAAACCCACGCCGACCGGCGGATCCTGCAGGCCGCCATAGGTCACCCGCAGGGTCTGGGTGATTAGCGCCCGTCCCAGCCAGGTCTCGGCCCAGGAGATTGCCGCGCCGAGATAGGTGTTGAGCTCGGGCTCTTCGGCATCCAGCCGGCAGTGCCTCGCCGCGTCACCGACGCTAACCGGCAGGTGCGCCGGCGCCTTGATGACGCGGAGCGAGGTGTGCATGGCGCCTCAGGGTGCCTTGCCGGTCTTCGTGGGCTTGCCCGCTGCCTTGCTGTCCGCCTCACCCTCAGACGGACCGGAAGGGCCGGGGACATCCGGAGTCGCCGAAACGGGCACCAGGGCGCCATCGGCCGGCGCGGCCTGCTGCACCTCGGAGCCCTTCTCGACATAGGTCGCGGGGCGCGGGCTCGCCGCCGCCTCGCCGGTGCGGTTCACCGCCCGGTTGGTGTCGGTGGTCGCCACCACGGCGCCGGTATCGAGGCCGGCGGCCACCGGATCCACGGCAGCCTGCTGCGGCCCGCGCACATGCGGCACGGCGGAGCCGTCGGCCCGCGCCGGCGCGGTGCTGCCCGGAACCTCTTCCAGGTCGGGCGAGAAGGACAGCGATGGATCCGTGCGGGTAGTGACCGCCTCGGCCTGGATGGCATCCAGCGCGGTCTTCAGCGGCTCCGGACCGGCGACCACCTTCGCATCATCCGTCTTGTTGGCTTCGGGCATGGCGCCCTCCCTACTTGCGCACCATACCGGCCGTGGCCGGCTGGCGCTGGACCGGGGGATAGATCTGCACGGCAACGCCCAGCGCGATCAGTTCATCCGCTTGGCTTGCCGCGAAGCCGGCCTCCACGCCGCGGTTCCAGAGGCGATGCGAGCGGGTGAAGCGGACCGTCTTGAGCGCCGGGGAGGGCGCCTTGACGGCGTCCTCCTGCGCAGAGGCGCCCGCCTCGGCGGGCTTGCTGACTCCGGCCATGGGCCGTCTCCTTGCTGATGAGCCGGGCGGGGCGCGCCCGCGAGGCGCGCGGGTCAGGCGATGCCGGGCAGCGTGCCGCCAGGCACCGCCGCGCTGCTGTTGCCCGGGTTGTTGGAACCCGTCGGCGCGTTGGTGCCCCAGGTGCTGGGGGCGGCCGACTTGTTGCCGTTGATGCCCTGCACGTAGTAGCTGGAGCCGCCCACCGGGGTGTAGCCGGCCGGCGCCCAACCCGGCAGCACGGCGACCGCGACCGACGCCTGGTGCCGAAGGTTCATGTCGTGCTCGGTGATGACCCGGAACACCGTCTGGTCGCGCTGGAAGCCGCTGACCACGTTGCCGCCGCCGTCCTTGTAGGAGGCCTCGGCCGAGGCATCGACCGTGATGTTGTAGGTCTCGCCGATCACCACATCTGCAAAGTCCACCAGCATCAGGTAGGACCCGTTGTTCACCGGGGCCTCGGTGGTGCCGGTGTTGATGTTGGTCGCCAGCTGCTGCGACTTCGACACCGGAACGCCCAGCAGAAGGCCGCGATCCAGCTCATCCTTAAACACGAAGTTGCCGACGCCGTCGCGCAGCGTGCGGAGGAACGCCTCCGTCGCGAACGGCATGATCCAGCGCGGCCGGATCATGCGGCTCATGTTCTGCTGCAGCATCAAGAGCATCGCCTGCAGCAGGCCGGACACATAGGTCAGCCGCTCGGCGTTGTCATCCGGCAGGGCAGTGCCGGTGATCTTCATGCCGGCCGCCGCCAGGTTCAGCAGGCCAATCGGCGAGTTGCCGCTGCCGTCGCCGATCATGAAGGCCAGGTCCTCGCGGCGGGCGATGACATTGATCATGTCATCCCGGACCAGTTCCTCGACGCCGATCGGCGAGCGGCGGATCAGATCATTGGAGACCGGCACCAGCGAGGTCAGCTTCTTGGCGTTCAGCTGCAGGTCATCGAAGGTCTGCTGCGACACCGCCATGTCATCCAGCTCACCCTGGTAGCCGGCCTGGGCGCCAGCCGCGAGCCGCGGGATGGTGAGGTTGCCCATCGGCATCGGCAGCACCAGCGGCCCATTCCCGCGGATCACCGTCTCGGCGCGCAGCAGCTCAATCACCTCGGTGCTGAAATCCTGCGGGATCAGCGCACCGCCCGTGGTCGTGCCGGCGCTATTCAGCGCCTTGGCCACTGCCGCATCGCCGAAGCGGCGCTGGACCATTTGGGCCGCACCGGCGATGCCGAGGCCACCCTTGGCATGCCACATGCCGATCAGGAATCGGGCGGCCTTCAGGCCCTTGCCTTGCTTGGCGGGCGGCTCGCCATAGCCGTGGGGGGTCGCCCGCGCGCCCTTCCCGGCCATGGCACGCACGCGCCGCTCCTCTTCGGTCTCGGGCTCGGCCTCGGCCGCGGCCGAATCGCCACCCTCCCCGCCCTCACCGCCGTTGAGCGGCTCGGCCGCATCGGCCATGGCCGCCAGTGCCTCCTCAAGACGGCTGATGCGCGCATCCTGGGCGGCAATGTCGACCTTGAGCTTCTCGATCTCGGTCAGCTCCTCGGAAGGAAGCTCCTCGCCCTCGGGCAGGTCCGCCTCCTTCAGGGCCAGCTCCTGCAGGCGCTTGGCCATGGTCGCGCGCGCGCGCTTCAGCTCGGCGAGCTTCTTCATCGTCAACCTCATCCGTATGGTCTAGGTGCGCCAGGGGGCGCAGGTCGGCTTGCCCAAGGCCGGATGGGGCTATCGCTCTCAGCCGAGCGCGATCAGGCGTGCGTCAAGTTGACGCTGCTTGCGCGCGGCCGCGACCGCGGCGCGCTGCTGTTGCTGGGCCGCATCGGCCAGCATCTCGGCGACTTCCTCGGCCGACATCGCCACCAAGGCCTCGCCCAGGATCCGGAGCGCCTCGCCAAGCTGCGCCGGGAGCGTCGAGCCGTCGCCTTCGTGCTCGGCCTCCCAGGAGACCGAATCATGCAGCCACCCCAGCTCGCTCAGCAGGCTGGCGAGGCAGGACACGTCATACATGCCCTTCCGGCTCAGGCTGTTCCGCACGCCGTCCAGAATGGACTTCACGGCCTCCCCGCGGGCCGCCAGCCGGACGTCACTGGCACCCGGCTCCTCCATCAGGGCTTCCGGATTGGCCGGGATGCTGACGATGCTGAACTCCATCAGCTCCTGCCGGAGGAAGTCGAAGCCCGGCATCCAGTCCTCGGCGCCGCGCTCCGGGTCCTCCGTGATCTTCCATTCCAGCGGCCGGAAGCCGACGCTGGTGGCCGAGAGGAAGCCGTCGCGGCACATGCGCAGCACCGCCTCGGCCCGGTCACCCACCACGGGCATGTCGGCCGGCACGAATTCCACCGCGGCCCGCAGCGCGCCATCGGAGACGCCGATCTCGGTGCACTTGCCGATCGGCAGCTCGTCCGCGTCATGCCCCCACAGCACCACCGGGTTCCGGCGATAGGCCGTGAGGTCCCAGCCCTCCAGCGCCACGGTATCGAGGTCACGATCCACGCCCGCCGTCGAGATGACGAAGCGGACCGTCCGGTCCTGCACGCCGCTCACCGTCGATACAGCCGCCTTGCTGAGCAGCGGCGTGGCAGCCTGCGCCTTCCCCTCCTTGGCTAGGCTCTTGAAGCGCTGGAGGTTTGTCTTCGCCTTCATGCGGCAGTCCTCCGAGGCCTCGGCCAATGGACGTTCCAAGCTCGATTGCGCCGTGCTTCTTCCAGGTGGTGTTCCTGCTGCACCTGGTGCGTCAGGAATGGAGAGCCGGCCAGCTCCGCCGCCTTGCGGAGGTGGTAGGCTTCCGCCTCGGCCTTCGAGAGATCGCGGTTGATAAACCAGCCCTTGATCGCGACCCTCATCGGGGGAGGGATGGGGCCAGAATAGGACGGCTCGCCCTCTGCCATATCAGGTCTCCCCGCTTGTTCCGTCGGCAGGCATCGGTTGTCCCGCATCAGGCGCGGGCGCAGTCGCAGCAGGCTTGGCGCCGGCGTCCCCCGTGTTCAGCGGAACCCGGAAGGCCCAGCCGCCCTCGTAGGGCTCCTTGCCTTCCTCGATCCGCGCCTCGTTGGGATTGCCCAAGCCGTTGTTGACTTCCAGGACTTGCGCTTGCACGCGGGTCAGGCGGTCACCGCGGAGCAGCTCGTTGAAGTCGAAGCGGATGTCGATCTCGCCCTGCTCGTCGTCCCAGAGCAACGTCTGCTCCAGCACCTCTTCGACCTGGCGCGCGATCGGCACCAATGTGTCGTTGATGTACTGCTGCTCCGAGTTCTCGATGTTCGAGAAATGGGCATTGCTCAGGTCGAAGACTTTATGCGGCGGCACCCCGAAGAGCCGGCAGATCTCCACCACGCTGAACTGACGCGACGCCAGGAACTGTGCGTCCTCATTGGTCATCGCGATCTTGGCGAACTTGGTGCCCTCCTCCAGGACCGCCACCTTGTTCGCGTTCTGCACCCCGCCATAGGCCGCCGACCAGGAGGTCGCCATCCGTTGCGCCGCCTCGGTGCTCAGCTTGTTGGGCACCTCCAGCACCCCCGCGATCTGCGCGCCCTGCCGAAACAGCGTGGCCCCGTGCTGCTGGGTGGCCAGGGAGAGCCCGACCACGTCCTGCGCCAGCATGATCGGCGAAACGCCGGTGTAGCCGTCGAAGGTCATCCCCTTGGCATGCAGGACATTGCCCTGATCGAGGCGGAGTCCCTCGCCCAGGTAGGGATGGCTGACCTGGTACCAGAGGCGACCGTCCGGCGTGAGCAGCGGCGAAACCCGGTCCGGGCTGACCGGCACAATCGCCGTCGGCTCACCGGCGCGCCCACGGATCACTGGCGCATAGGCATTGCCGCGCAGGGCCAACGCCCAGACGTAGTAGCTCCAGCACTGCGAGGCAGTCTGCCACTCATTCGGACGGCGGAAGAGCCGGTTCAGCGGGTGGTCGTAGTCCTCCCGGAAGCCACCCTTGCGCAGCCGGCGACGGACCCGGAGCGGCAGCTTGCCGACATCCTCCGACAGCCGCTTCACGCAGGCATAGACAGCCGCAGCCTGCAGAGCACTGAACGGATTCACCGGCACACCGGTGGAGCCCGGCATGACGCCGCCCCATCCGGCCAGCCAGGGACCCGCCGTTGAGGTCGACATGCTGCCGCTCTTCTGCGGCTTCCGATCGAACGTTGGCTCGCGAGCGAGCGTGCCGAGACGAGGAGGCGGCATCACTATCCTCCCAGGACCAGAACGCCGCGCTCTTCGTAGACGGAACGCCGGCTCTCGGCGCCCAGCATGCAGCGAGCCAGAGCCATGATGAGCGCGACAACGCCGTCGATCTTGTTCTCTGGCCGCTCCTTGCGCGGGAAGATGTTGTCCTTCGCATCCGTATGGCACACGACGTTCGAGATCATCCAGGCAAGCACCGGACAGCCGTCGTGGTGCAGTCGCCCCTGGCGCACCAGAGCGTCCAGCTCCTTCATCGGCTCGGAGAAGTTCGCGACGGTGTTGCGAAACTCGACAACTTGCGCGCCCTCTTCCTGCAGTTCCTGTGCCATCTGCGCTGCCTGCCAGGGATCGTAGGCGATCTCCCTCAGATCAAAGCGCATGCTATCGTCCAGGATATCGTCGCGGATGCGGCGGAAGTCATTGACTTCGCCTGGCGTGGTGATGATGCGCTGCTGCAGGGCCCAGCCCGCATATTGACTGTTGCCACTTTCCCGCACCGCCGCCTCCGGCAGGTAGTAGGTTCCGAAGGCGTAATAGTGTGGCAGGCCATCCAGCTGCCGCTCGAAGATCTTTACCTTTGCGGCAATGTCCACCTTGCTCGCGAGATCCAGCGCTGCGACGCAGGATTCGCCCACGAAGTCGGCCTCGCGCAGGCTCGGATCGGCCATTCGGTCCCAGGCCCGCATATCCATCCAGGCCTGATCCGCATTCACCCAGACATTGAGGTGCTTGGTCTTGAAGTTGTTCTGCGCCGCGGCCAGCTGCATGGCCTTGGCCGCCAGGCCCGACACATAGTCGGGCATGACCGACACGCCCCAATTCGGATTGGCCTTCGGCCAAACCGCCGGATCGGTCCAATCGTCCGACTCGTCCAGCGTATAGATAATGCCAAAGAGCTGGTCGTCCTCAGCCGTGTCACCGGTCAGCCGGTAGGGGTTCCCGTCCCACTGGCGCAGCGCGGTGTTGAGCACCTGGGTCAGATAGCCCCGCAGCTCGTAGCAGATGCCGGCCCGGTTGGACCCGGCCGTGGTAATGACCCAGATCAGCGACTGGTCACGCTTGCCGGCGCCGGTCTCGATGACGTCGTAGATCTCCCGCGTCTTATGAGCATGCAGCTCATCGATGACCGCGAAGTGGATGTTGAGGCCGTCCTGGTTCTCGCTATCCCGCGAGAGCGGAACGAACTTGGACGCGGTGCGTGGCACGACGATGCTGTGCGCGCCGGTCTCCACCCCCAGGCTGCGGCGCAGCCCGGCGGCGCGCTGCGCCATCGCATGGGCATCGCCCCAGACGATCTTGGCCTGGTCCCGGTGCGTCGCGGCCGAATAGACCTCGGCGCCGCTTTCGCCATCGGCCGCCAGCATAAAGAGCGCGACGCCGGAGCTGAGAGTGGACTTGGCGTTGCCGCGCGGCACCTCGATGTGCACGCGCTTGAACCGCCTCAGCCCGGTTTCGCGATGGACCCAGCCGAAAACCGTGGTCAAGATGAAGCACTGCCACGCCTCGAGCCGGATTAACTCACTGCGCCTGGCCTTCGGGCCCTTGATGTGGGGCAGCAGCTCGATGAAGCGGCAGATCCTCTCGGCCCGCTCCTTGTCGAAGACATAGGGCCAGCGCTTGTCCTTGCCGCGCTGGAGATCGGCGATCTGCCGCTGGCACGCCGCCACCACCCACCGGCAGGCTGGGGTCCGTCCGGACACGACGGAGCGCGCGTAGGCATTCGCCCGCGCCACGTAGCCCCCGGCCTTTGTCACGAATCAGGCCTTCGCAAACTCGGCGAAGGGGTCGAAGAGGTCGCCCTGCTCCACACCGCGCAGCCGGAGCCGCGCCGCCGGGCTGAATCCGAAATTGCTGCCCACCGCGTTCATCACCCGGATCGCTTCATTGGCGATACCGACCTGCGGCCGGGCCCGGATCATCTTCCCCATGCGCCCTTCGGTCACGTAGGTGTCCTCGCCGGCCGCCTCCAGGGCTTCGAGGGCACGGCGCCACTGGCCGTAAGCCGCGCACCAGGTCGCAAGCGCGACGTGATCCAGCTGCGTGAACAGCTGCTTTTGGACCAGCGGAGGCACGACCTGGTTCCACGCTTCCCGGGCGTAGCTGTCGAGATAGCTGGGCGGCTCCGCCTCAACCGACTGCAGCCGCAGCGGGTCAAGCGGGATCTCGCGCTTGCCCGGGTTACCGTCCACCAGCTTCAGGTGCGACGGCTTCGGCTTGCGTCCCTTCATGGCTCCCTCTCACCACCATCAGCTAAGTGACTGAACTGGTAGCTTTCTTCCTCAATTTCGCGGTTGCGCGAAGTTGCCTGGGGGTACGGTCCACGCCGGCCATCCACCAGCTTTCGAGCCCCCTCCCCCCTGTCCTGCCGGTCCGGGAAGAGGCCGGGGATCAGGCTCCTGGCCGCCCTCGGTCTCGCCCAGTCCGCCGGCTATGGCAGGGGGTGCAGAGCGGCCTGAGGTTCGTCCGCACCAGGCGCAGATCCGGACGGCGCGCGATCGGTTCGATGTGATCCACCTCGCGTGCCGGAGTCAGGCGTCCCAGCTCCAGGCAGAAGCGGCAGAGCGGTTCCTCAGCCAGCACTACATCGCGCAGGCGCCGCCACTGTCGATCGTAGCCGCGCGAGGATGCTGATCCTCGCTGCGCATCGAACACCGCGCGGTGTTGCCGCTTTGCCTCTATCGGGCTGGCCTGATGGGCAGGGCGATGGATCGGAGGGCGCGAAGGCATGCTCCCTCCAACGGAAAACGCCCGAGGCCTCTCGGCTCCGGGCGCAATTCAACCAATATCGATTTGTTATCCTGAAACGTGTCGAAGCGTCAAGCGGCTTCCGTCTCCCATCCCGCGATCAGACAGTATTGCCAGAGCGAACGCTGCAGGGCACCCAACACTGTGCGCTCGTCCATCCCGAGGGCATCCGCCGCCTGCCGGATGCCCAGGTTCTCCGCGCATACTCTCAGTGTCACATCGAACAGCGTGGCTGAGCCTCGCCGGCTGGCCCTACGCGTCTCTGCCCAACTCCGCCAGGGTTGGAAGCGATTCGCGCAGGCTGGCAGCAAGGAGGCGGGAATGTCCTCCCCAGGCGCACCCCCATCTACCTCGCCGTAGCGGCTCTGTGCCAGCTTCGGTCCGCCGCCTACCGTGGCCGCATGCACCCGGCTGATCTCGCGCCCGGCCTGTGCCTGTATGGGGCGGATGTGACCCTTCACCTCCAGCTGCTGGAGCGAATCACGGAAGATCAGTCGCCGACGCGGCTGCGCATCAGCAGGAGTGCCGGATGGGCGGGTGATGCCGCGCAGCACACACGCCGTTTCCATCAGGGCGTCCCGCAGCGCGTCGCCCATGTGGAAGCCCGGCTCGGCCCGCGCAGTGCCGGCGCGGCGGGTCAGGCAGGATGCGTCTGTGCGGGGCAGACGACGACCCTCGATCAGCAGCGTCAGAGCCATGACGGTCCTCCTTGGATCAGGCGATTGCGCGCCCGTAAATGGCCTCGGCCCGGCGGCGGTCGGCCTCGAGTTCAGCCAGCTGGTCATTGCGCCCTTGCGCTGCCCGGTTGCGCTTCAGGGCAACGTCGCTGATGGCGCCGCTGAAGAAACCCAGCCAGCGCACGCGGCGGGCATCGAAGGTCGGGCGGCTCATGGCATCCCGCACGCCCTGCAGGATTGTCTCCCGGCTGTGGCCTTCACTGAGCCACCCCTGCACTGGCCGGAAATCGAAGCCGCCATGCAGCGGATCCAATCCTGCCAGCTCGGCGATCTCTTCCCCGAGGGAAACCCAGGTGGGTTTCTCGCGCGCGGTACTACGACTCTCCTCTTTCAGAGGAGTAGTAGTACCTACCGCGCGCGAGCTTTCGCCGGATGGTTTCCGTGCGGTTTCCTGGGTTTCCGCGCGGCCGCCGGCGATCGGCAGCGCCAGGTTGCCCTGGCGGCGCGCAAGGGCCTGCTCCGGCGTTTCTCCCTTGAGCGGCCGCCCGCCCCGTTTCCCATTGATCCTCGCCGCTTCCGCCCGTGCGGTGTCGGCCGCCACGCCGGGCAGCAGGATGGCGTTGGCCGCGCGGTCGAGCTCGATCATCCCGATGGCGGCGAGGGTTTCGAGATGGGTCTCCGCTTCGGTTTCCGAGATGGGTTCCGAGACGGAGACCAGACGGGAAACCGAAGCGGAAACCGAGCCCAGGAAGCTCCAGCGGCCAGGCGTCGGCGAGGCGAGCATCAGGCTGGCCAGACGCAGCCAGAAGCCCTGCACGGCCAGCGGCAGCAGCAGGAAGTTGGAATCGGTCGCGGCACGCTGGAGGAGGCGCTGTGCGGTGGAGGTGCGGGCCATGGGATACCTCACTCAGCCGGGTGGGTGGCGTCGTCGTAGAACCAGGTCAGCTCCGCATCCCAGCGGAGCCGGATGATGCCGGTGGGGCCCTGGCGCTGCTTGGCTAAGATCAACTCGGCCTTGCCTTTGCAGGCCTCAACCAGGCTGAGCCAGGCCGCCTCGCGGTCCGCGAGGTCCTCGGCGGACTCGTTGTCTTTGCGGGTCGGAGGATTTTTCGCGAGGTAGTAGTGCTCGCGGTGCAGGAACATGACCACGTCGGCGTCCTGCTCGAGCGAGCCGGAATCGCGCAGATCGGACAGCTGCGGCCGCTTGCCCTCGCGCTTCTCATTCTCGCGGGAGAGCTGCGACAGCGCGACCACTGGCACCTTCAGCTCCTTGGCCATGGCCTTCAGGCCGCGGCTGATCTCGCTGACTGCTTCGTTGCGGCTTTGCCGCGCGGCGATGTCGCTGGCGCGTAGCAGGCCGAGATAATCCACTAGGATCAGATCCAGACCGCGTTGGCGCTTCATCCGCCGCGCGCGGCCGCGCAGATGGGCGACACTGGGGCTGGACGCTTCTTCGAACTCGATCGGCAACGCGGCGACGGCCATCTGGGCGCCCACAATGCGGTCGATCTTGCCCTGCGGGATTGGCTCGAGGCCCTCCGGCCCTTCCTGATGGCCGCTGAGCACTTCGACCAGGGGAATGTCAGCCTCGGCGGCCACCATGCGGGCCGTCACATCGGCCGCTGACATCTCGGCCGTGACGAACAGGACTCGCATGCCGGCGCGCGCCGCGTTGCGGGCGATGGTCGCACCCAGGGCCGTCTTGCCCATGCTGGGCCGTGCGCCGATCAGGATCAGCTGCTGCTCGCGGAAGCCTTTGGTCATGCGGTTTACGCCCCGCAGACCGGTATCCACGCCCAGCAGGCCGCCACGCGAACTGCGCGCCCGCATCATGTGCTCAACCGCGGCTTGCGCCGCCGCGCTCGCCGGGATCAGCGGCGCCGCCTGCCCGCCGCCCTCAGCCAGGGCGCTCAGGGCGGCCTCGGCCTCTTCGATCTGGACCTCGGGCGCCAGATCGGGCTCATCCCCGTGCGCCCGGTTAACGATGACCTCGCCGAGATCGATCAGCTGGCGCCGCTGCCAGCAGTCCAGCACCACCCGCCCGTATTCGCCGGCATTGATGACGCCGACCGTGGCAGTCAGCAGCTGAGCGAGGTACCCGATGCCGCCCAGTTCCCCCAGCGCCCGGGAGCCTTCGAACTCGCCGCGCAGGGTGACCGCGTCGGCGACCTGGCCCGCCTCCACCCGGCGCTGGATGGCGGCAAAGATGGCGCCATGCGCCGGATGCGCGAAATGCTCGGGCCGGAGGAAGTCGGAGACGCGCTCATAGGCCCGGTTATTGGCCAGCAGCGCGCCCAGCAGGGACTGTTCGGCCAGGGTGTTGTGCGGCGGATGGCGCAACGTCGCAAGGTCGGTCATCGGGGCAGTCCAGTGGGCACGGCGTCCGCCGCGCGGCATTGCTGATGGAGCCGCAGTTCAGCGGCGATGCGGTCCTGCATGGCGGCGAGCGCGGCGGCGCGCTGTGCGGCGGGCAGTGCGTTGATGGCGAGGGCGGCATTGCAGGCCAGCGAGGCCAGCGCGCGGCCGATGGCGCGGCCATCCAGGGCCTGGGTGATCGCGGTACAGGCGCGCATGTCCGGCGACGGCAGAGCGGCGCTCATGAGGATCGCGGCGCCGCCCGGCACCGGATCGCCAGATACTCCATGTGTTCGCCCTGGCGGCGCGTGAAGAGCAGCACCTGGCCGCCCGCTGCAGCACCCGAGGCCTCCAGCGCATCCTGCAGGGCCAGGGCGACATCCGGCGCCCGTTCCTCGCGCGCCAGGCCGCGCGCCGCGGCGAGATGGCCCCGGAAATAGACGAAGCGCTCGCCCGGGGCGGCTGTCTGCAACCACTCACCAAAGCCGCCGGGCGCCGCCTGCGGAGGGGGTCGGGAGCCGCCCTCGCCGGCTCCCGATGTGCCAGAGGGACCTGCCGCCCCCTCCGGCCGCGGCGTGGGACGGATGGGGGGCGCGACGCGTTTCGCCTCCCGCGCTCGAGGGACCGCATTTTTGCGCGGCGTCGGCGCCGCGATCTTTGTCGGCATGGGCGGCACCGGCTGGTCCCGCCAGCCCGGCAGCACCTGCACCATGTGCCGGTGTTCGACCTTGGCAATCCGGATGACGCCGGCCAGCTCGGCGCGTCGCAGTGCTTCCCGGGCTGTGGCCTTGCAGCGGATACCGAGAGCCTGCGCGACGGCCGCATGGGACGGGCACAGCGCTGGCATTAAGCCGAATTGCTGATGCAGCCAAGCCGCCAGCCGACTGGTCCGTTCGCGGCGGATCCGCTCGGCATTGCTGAGGGGCTCGTTCATTGCCCGCTCCACCACAGCGCCGCGCGTCGGGAAGCTTCAGCTCGCAGGGTCGCCAGATCCACGACGTCGGTCCACCGTCGCTCTCTCCACAGAGCGAAATGTGCCATGAACTTGTTCCAACGCTGCCTCATGCGTGCTCCTCAGGGCGTCGAGCCGCGCGGTGAGCAGAGCGCGCTGGGCATCGAGCCGGCGGGTTTCCTGGGCAATCCACGCCGCATATCCGGCGCTGATGCGCTGGCTCTCACTCACGCGGGGATCGGTGATTTCCTGGTGCCAGTAGCTGCGCACACGCCGCGGCGTGATGTCGCAAAGTCGGGCTACAGCTTCATAGGCGCGGTCCAGGCCAGTGTTCCTAAAGGCCAGAACCATCTCGCGGATCATGTCCGGAGCGGCGACTGACTCAGACACGGCTAAAACCTCCAGAGGTTTGGGCGAAACGTCCAACATTGCGGGTGCCCTCCATGGCTTCATTTCGGCCATGGAGGCTGCTCACTTGAGAACCGACTGCGCTAACGAGCTGGGGCTGGCACCCCAGCTCGGCCTGTCCCGCCTGGGTCATGAAGGCAGCCATCAGACGGTCTCCGGGCAGCTGAAGCCCCGCGCGGGCTCCGCGCCGAAACCAGTGTCCGCCTCATGCTTCCAGTTTGGTCGCCTGCGTCTGGGGGTTGCCCTGTGGATATCTCCACAACTCACCCCGTTTTGTACGTTGGACGAACAAGTCGGAGGAGTACGAGGAGACGTATGGAACCCTCCGCTTGCGGCGGTAACGGCCCCCTTCGTCACCTCCTCGATCTTTCGCAGGCGCGCGAAGGACGGGGCACCTTCGCCGCGCAGCCAACGGCCGACCGTGACGTGCGACACCCCCACCATCGCGCCAAACGCCGTAAGCGTCAGATCGTTCTGGATGAGATAATGGCGAAGTTCCATGAGATGGAATGTACGGAATGTGTACATGCCGTACAAGTGGCGTGTGCGGAACTTACGCCTGCCGCATCCAAGCTGGGTCGGCGATCCTCGCGCATGCACGACCATCTCAGAGCGTGGCGCGAAGCCTCCGGCTTGACACTCCAGCAAGTCGCGAACAAACTCGGAACAACGCACGCAACCGTAAGTCGCTGGGAGTCGGGGTTGCAGGCTATACATCCTCAGAAATTCAAGGCGTTAGCTGAGGTGTATGGAGCCACGCCCGCCGAATTGCTGGTGGCACCCAACGACCGAGAGATGGCCAAACGGTTTCACCGCGCGGCCGAGATCATCAGCAAGCTCAGCGACCAGGAGGTGGAGCAGTGGCTGGGAATCGGCCAGTCCCTCGCAGGGCGTGAAAAATAGCCTGTACGCTTGCCGCACATTTATATTGTCGTGTATGTACATCTAGCGTACATACAGGGGCGTCCGAAGAGGATGCCCTATGTCAGTTTCCCCGCAAGTTTCGAGCAGGCCGGGCGGACCTCAGCCCGCCAGCCGCCCGCACGAAGTCATCAGCTCGACCAGCCGCTGTGTCATCGTCAGCAGCGGCGGCGAGGTTCTCGCCACGATCCACGCCGGCGGCACGATCACCGGCGACAAGCCCGCCGCTCTGGCCGCCGTCCGCGCCAGCAACACGCCACACTGGCGGCTGCAGACCAGCACCATCGCGGCGCTGCACTACGCGATTGAGCTGGACCTGCTGCGCGCCGAGCTGGGGCGATGACGGCACTGCCTCTACCCTCGCCTGTCGCCCCCGTGGTCGGCACTCTACTGGCGACGCCCGGCCTCACCGGCCGGGAGATCCACCATGCGGCGCAGATTATCCGCGCCGTCGCGGCTGGCTGGAGCGATGGCCGCTTGGCGCGATCCTGGATCGCCGCGGGTGACTTCCTCGAGCGGATCGCCCTCGCTTTCGAGCCACAGCCCCCCTCACCTCCCATTGCGGAGCAGCGGCGGCGCAAGGGCGCGACGCTCATCCCGCAGCTGATCCGGCCCGCGGAGCCGGAGTTCGCCGTGCTGCGCAACATGCCCGCCCCCTATGCCCTAGCCCGCACGCTGGAGGGCGCCCGCGCGGCCGCGATCGTCGCGGGCGAGCGCGATCCCGATTCCTTCCTCACCGTGCTGCAGGTGCTGGAGACGCATCACCTCGGCACCTGGTGGCCCGATCCCGACGTGGAGAATCTCGCATGACCGGCCAAGATCTCACGCAGAGCCTGGAGCAGGCTCTTGCCTCTGTGCCGCTCGGTGCCGTCGCCGTGACGCGCGCCCTCGATCCCGCCAACGTTCTGGTGCGGCGGCTGCTGGCGCTTCCCGGCCCGCAGCACCATGAGCTGCGCCAGATTGGCGGGCGCATGGCGTCCTCTCTGCTCAGCCTGCAGGATGCCCTCCGCTGCGAGGCCTGGGAGCTGGTGACGCATCGGCTGCGCTACCTGCAGGCCCAGGCCCTGGTGGTGCAGAACGTCGAGAGCAGCCTGCGGGAGGACCCTGCCCCGGAGGCGCCGGAGCTCGGCGCGAACGTGCTGCGCTTCGGCCGCGCCCGTTCCTTCGCGCTGGCGACGCTGCACTGATGCGCGACGCACCGGAGGACAGCCGCGGCCTGGAGACGGTCGCGCTTTGCGTGGCGGCGGCGTTCGGCCTGGTCCTGATCGGCCTGGGCGTCGCCCGCTTCTGGGCGCTGCCATGAGCACCTGGTCGCCGGAGCGCCGCGAGGCGCAGGCCGCGCGCATGCGGGCACTCAATGCCGTGCGGCGCGGCCAGATGCCACCCCCGCCCCCGCCGCCCACCAATCACCGCGACATCCTGGACGAGGCCCGCGAGCTGCTGGCCTCCGGGCTGTCCGTGGTGGAGGTGGCGCAGGCGCTCGACCTCCCGCGCAACGAGGTCAGCGACCTGAAATTCCGCCTGCAGGAGAACCAGCAGGCGGCCCGCAACGCCAGCCGGAGCCGCAGTCCATGAGCGAGGTCATCCACGACATCCGACAGAACGACGTGGAGGATACAGAGCCCGGCGGCATCGCCGCCGATCGGCTGCGCTCGATCATCGAACGCGTCGAGCGCCTGGAGGAAGAGCGCAAAGATCTCGCCGAAGACATCAGGACGATCATGGCAGAGGCCAAGGGTGCCGGCTTCGACCCGAAGGTGGTCCGCCAGATCATCCGGATCCGCAGGCAGGAACCGGCCAAGGTGGAAGAGCAGGAAACGCTGCTGGACCTCTATCGCCACGCGCTGGGGATGTGACCGTGGCCAACATCAATCGCCTGGAGCGCCTCGCCCGCGAGGCGAAGAGCGCCTCCGCCGCCCTGGAGAAGGCCACCCGTCGGCCCGACCAGGCCGCCATTGCGGCGGCCTACCGGGAGGCAGAGGCAGCTGCGACGGTCTTCCTCGAGGAAGCTACGCCGGATGCATGGCTGGAGCTGATCGAAAAGCTGCGGGCGAAGAAGGGGATTTAGGATGAACCGCGCGAGTGAAGTTCCGCAGCGCATCCAGCGACGGCGAGCGAAGGGCTGGCGAATGCCGGAGGACGCCGTCTATGTCGGGCGCCCCAGCGCCTTCGGGAATCCCTTCCGAGCCTCCGATCCTGATCTGGCTGCGCGCATGTTCCGTTGCTGGCTGACCGGCAGCGTGCGAAGCGCGCCTCTCCTGGAGTGCCGCCAGGTGATGTCGGGCCGGTTGGAGCCGGTGCGGCAGGAGATGCTCCGCGCCCTCCCAATGCTGCGCGGCCGTGACCTGGCGTGCTGGTGCCGCACCAATCGTCCCTGCCACGCCGATGTTCTGCTGGAGCTGGCCAATGGCTGACCGCTACCTCTCTGACGCCGTTCACGCCGCCGCCCTGATCGCGAGATTCGCGGAGATGGAGCTGGAGAGGCGCAATGGGTGATCGCCTCCAGACCCGCGCAGAGGTCGCCGCCTACTTCCGCATCTCCTACCGTCACTTGCAGGAGATAGAGGTACTTCACGCCGTCCCGGTTCTGAGACTCGGCCGGGCCATTCGCTATGATCGAGCCGCCCTGGCCCACCTGGAGAACGCCCTTCGATGCCCCTCAAGCTTACCAAGCGCGCCGGCGCGGCCACTTGGCAGATTGTCGGCACAGTCGCCGGGCAGCGCGTCCGCCAGTCTGCGGGTACTGCTGACCGACGCCTCGCGGAGGAAGCCAGGGCGGCGCTCGAAGCACGCCTCTACCGTGGTGCCGTTTACGGCGAACGGACGGTCGTAACCTGGTCCCAGGCCGCGCTCTCCTACAGTCAGGTTGAGCAGCCGAGCCCGACGACAGCACGCTACCTGCTCAGGCTAAGCGACCACCTCGGTGACACGCTGTTGAAGGACATTGATCAGGCGGCCCTGGACCGCGCCTGCGCAGCACTGGTCAGACCGGATGCGGCGCCAGCGACGCGCCTCCGGGCTGTCATCACCCCCCTGCAGGCAGTCTTGAACCATGCAGCTCGGCGGGGCTGGTGCGATCGGCCCATGTTCGAAAAACCCAAAGGAGCCGGGGGAGTGAAGCGGACGCGATGGCTAACGCCTGAAGAGTACACCGCTCTCCGCGAGGCGGCAGCACCGCATCTCCGGCCTCTGGTCATCTTCCTGGCCGGCACGGGGGCCCGCCTGAGCGAGGCTCTCGGCCTGCAATGGGCCGACGTGAACCTCCGGCTGGGCACGGCCCTGCTGCGAGACACAAAGAACGGTCGCGACCGCCAGGTTGAGCTCCTGCCCGCTGTCGTGGCCGCTATGGCGAGCATCACCTATCCCGTGCGCCAGGAGGATCGGACACTGGTGGAGGTCGCCGAGCGCACTGGCTCGGTATTCCGTACCAGCGCAGGGCGGCCCTACGCGGAGACAGGCGGCCTTTGGGGTGGACAGATCGCCACGGCCTGGGCAGGAGCCTGCCGGCGAGCCAGGCTGCCGGGGAGCTGGCGGGAGGGCAAGCCTCGCCGCATCCAGGAGCGCTTGGTAGTGAAGGGTAAGGTCGTGACCCGCATCAAGGAGGTCCGGGATCGCTGGTGGCAGCCGGACGATGTGTCGCCGCACACCCTGCGGCACACCTGGGCGACTTGGCACTACGCTGTGCACCGCGACCTGCTACGCCTGAAGCATGAGGGTGATTGGTCCAGTGTTGGCTTGGTGGAGCGGTACGCGAAGCTTGCACCCTCCGCTGCCGTACCGGCCATTCTAGTGAGTTGGGGCGCTGCTAGCGCCGATGCTGCCAACCTTGGTCAGCTGCGTAGTGCAATCTGAGACTGAACAGGGCGCAGATCAGTGAGGAACTGCCGCTTGCGAAGGTCAGTCACTCCGCTTGCGTGAGATTAAGGCCGCAGCGCAAAACGGACCGCTGCATGTCACTGCCCTGCTCGTCCCTGAACAGTTGCTTCACTGCAAAAGAACACAACCAACGGAACAACCAGGGGTTCTCTGCTCCTTGTCCCCGAACCAGCTCGGGAGCATCTTGGACGCCAAATCGACTCGTGGACACGGTCAGGAATGAGGCTGCTGAACATGTTCCGCAAGGAACCCAAAAAGAGTGCCGTTGATCTTCTACAGCAGATCTCAAAACGAGCTGAGGATCTAACTCCTGAAGAACAAGCAAAAAGCTTTGTTGCCATTCGCCGAATCGATGGAGCTCTGAAGAGTCGAGATAGCCGAGTTATATTTGGCCGAAGAGGCACCGGAAAGACTCACATCCTCTCATATATGTCCGCTGCGGCAAATGGCCGAGGCGATTTTGCGTGCTCGATCGACCTTCGAACTCTTGGTTCCAACAATTCAATATATTCAGATCTCTCTGTTCCGGCGAGCGTCCGCGCAACCACGCTCATTCGAGACCTCTTGTCTAATATACATTTTCGTGTTCTCGACTTCTACACGGATCCGAGGTCTCGCCTGAATGATAAGGCACTTTATACGGCGATCGAGGGGCTGCAGTCGTGCGTCAAAACTGTAGTTGTGACTGAACAGCAGCAATCCCGGGGCAAGGTCTCGCGCGCTGACGCCCTGAAGATGCAAGCAGGTGGAGAGGCGAAGCTTTCAGCAGTTACCCTTGAGGCGAGGACCTCGGGAAGCGCGGAGTTTACGTCCAGTGACGCAGGCGAATGGGAAACCACGATTTCAGGGAAGCCCCGCCTCTCCGTCAACATGGGAGATGCATACACTCAGCTCAATCGAGTGGCATCCTTGCTTCCTGGCAGGCTCTGGATTCTCCTTGATGAATGGAGTTCATTGCCGGAGACGCTCCAGCCGTACCTGGCGGACTTTATACGGCGCGCAATTTTGCCGGTTCAGAACGCCAGTGTGTGCATTGCAGCAATTGAGTATCGGTCAAAATTTCGTGCCGACGATGCGGATGATCGCCTTGGACTGGAATTAGGCTCTGACATTGCAGCCGACATCAACCTAGACGACTATTTTGTGTATGATGTTAGCCCAGATGCTGCCGTCCAGTTCTTTGGCGATTTACTTTATAAGCATCTTAGCGCTTTTGCTGACCCGGTTGGTTTATCCGAAGGGAGTGCAAAGGCAGTTATCGCCAATGTCTTCTCACAAGACCGGGTATTCGCAGAACTTGTGCGAGCTTCAGAAGGTGTCGCGCGAGACTTCATAAACATCCTACAGCTCGCGGCCATGCGGTCGGACGATAGCAAAATCACAATGAATGAGGTCCGCACTGCCGCGAAGGATTGGTTCGAGCGGGACAAGCAGCGCAATCTAGATTCGCGCAAAAATGCACAGGAACTTCTTCAGTGGATTCGGGATGAGGTGATAAGTGGAAAGAAGGCAAGAGCATTTCTGCTTAACGTATCTGTCTCACATCCTCTGATCGAATTCCTATTCGATGAGCGCATACTTCACATTGCCCGTCGCTCTTACTCTGCCAAAGATGATCCGGGAGTCCGTTATCGTGTTTGGAAGGTCGACTACGGATGCTATGTCGACCTAATTAACACTCTCAACAATCCAACGTCCTTCCTCTCTGAGGGCGTTGTATTTAGCGAGCAAGGCGATCTCATTGTTCCGGACGATGATTATCGCGCTGTGCGCCGGGCTATACTCGACATTGCGGCCTTCGATACTCATACGTCTTCTGCCAGGGACCCAACATCGTAAGCGGGGGAGCACCGCGCTTCCAATTTAGGTGTGGCCGCACATCCATCCTTTTCGCGAGGCACATCACTGACACACAGTATGCTTAGCCCCACAATAGACTAATGATTCTACGAAAGAATTTCGACAGATGCATGCCCTTGCCAAGGTTGGGGTCGAGGGTTCGAATCCCTTCGCCCGCTCCATCCGATTCCTTAGAAAAATCAGCAAGTTCTGACTTATCCTTGACGGCCCTGCCGGTCAGATCGATTCTGGCCCGTCGGGAATTTCGTCGGGAGTTGCCTCTGTGACCGTCTATCGTCGGGAGACGAAGCAGGGCGTCCGCTTCGTTGTGGACTTCTTGGTTGGCGGGCATCGCGTGAACCACACCCTCCGGGGAGTGGCCAGTATGCGCGAGGCAAAGGCGGCGGAAGCGCGCCTCAAGGAGGAGTACCGGGCACGCCTCAACTCCTCGGGGAGCATCGTCAAGATGACCCTGGAAACCGCCCTTCAACGGTATGTGGCCGAGCGCCTTAAGCCCAAGGTCCGCAATCCCTCCTCGCTGGCGACCTACCTCACATACCTTTGGATGATCCGTGACTTCTTCGGTCCAGGCCGAGACGTGCAGACCATCAACAACGCCGCCGTGGTGGATTGGTGGTCTGCACTGGTTGGAGGAAGCGGGAACAGCAGCCGCAAGCCAGTCAAGCCCAACACCGCAAAGCGGTATCTCGGGCAACTGAAGGCAGTCCTGGCGTTCGCCCAGGAGGCCGGGGCAGGCAACACCGTCCCCAGTTTCTCCCCGCAGGTGGCTGATGACAGCCGTGTGCGCTGGCTGACCGACAAGGAGGAAGATGACCTCCTGGGCGCCTCCCCTGGTTGGCTTCGCGACTTCATCGTCTTCAGTGTCGAGACGGGGGCACGCAAGCAGGAGGCCCTTGGCGTCCGCTGGCGCGACGTTGATCTTGAGATGCAGCCCCGCCCGGTGGTCCGCCTCTACCAGACCAAGGGCGGCAAACCCCGTGGCGTCCCCCTGTCGCTGCGTGCGCAGAAGCTCCTTCAGCGCCTCCGACGCTCCCGCCCCGACGCCAGTCCCGACGACAAGGTATTGCTGTGGCAGGAGCGATTAGGGCGCGCCCTGGTGCCCCTGGGAGACTTCAAAAAGACCTGGGCTGTGGTGGCGAAGAACGCCAAGGTCGAGGATGTGCGCCCCCACGACCTTCGCCACACCTTCGCCTCCCGGTTGGTGCTGCGCCGGGTGCCGCTCTATGACGTGAGCAAGTTACTCGGGCATTCCTCCCTCAAGATGACGATGCGGTATGCCCACCTCGCTCCCGAAAGCCTGAACAACGCGATTGCCGCGCTGGACGAAGGCCACAAGCCTCGCTCATCGCGCGCACCCACTCGTTCCGGTTCGGCGCTGTTACGGCGCTCCCCACGGGGCGCGAAAGGAGACGCCGAGGAGGAGGTGGCACTTGAAGGGGCCGAAGGTCCGAGGGGGTGACGATGGCTGTGGCAAGCCTCGCATCCACGTCCTCCGCCCGAAAGCGTGGGCTGCGCGTCCCTGCGGCATAGCTGCGCGGCAACTCAAGACGGTCGAGTTGCCGTGTGGAGATTCGGAGACGTGCCGCCGCCTCGGCTCGGGTGAGCCAAGGCGATTGCGCCGCTCCGCTAGGCTGAGACATGCGTCAGCCGGGCGAACAGTTCAGCCGCGCTCGCTCATTTCTCTCTCAGCCCGACGCCGCTGCAAGACGGATAGTTCACGACTGCCTGCTCTAGGATGCTCCACGAGATAGAGGTTGCTGCGGCGCAGATTCTTCGTGTCGCCGTCGCGGTGGCGCACCGCATAGCCTGGGGGCGCTTCATAAACGAGGCGCCCAATAGACAGCAGACTACCCGTCGCTTCACTCTTAGGATGGCTACAGCGCACAATCGCCGCTGTCTTCTGGCCGTTGAAGTTCAACATCCACTTGTCAGAAAAGCCTAAGCGCACGACTAACTCGTCGTGGGTCTCTACATCGACGCAGGCATATCCGCCGCGTGACAGAGGCACCAGAACGACGAGGCTGCCGTCTGGATCGGTGGTGCGGATCGGCTTGCGGGAAGAATTGCGTTTCAAAGGTTGGGTTCCGTAAGGACACGCAAAGGCAGCCCGCACGGTGTTCGTGCAGGAGGCCTGATGCGCTGATGTTGGGTTGTCGGTGTGATTGCGCCGAAACGGGCGCGCCCTCGCCAAGGTGAAAAAAGGCGAGGTAAACTGCGGCGTTGGGGGCGGTTCTGTGCCCCTGAAGGTCACATTGTGACGCTACCTCGGGGAACCCCCAGGTTTTCTGCGGCTTTCCCGCTGCGTCTTGCGCTCAGAATGCGGGGGTTGGTTCTGCTTCTGGTTCGTCCTCCATCGCAGGAATCTCCCAGGGGCCGCCCTCACGAAGCACCTTCAGCGCCTCCTCTGCGAGCGCCACGAGAGCGCCCCGCCAGTGCGGGCAGGTGACCCCTCGGGATGCCGCAATGGCTCCCCTCAGGGCCGCCTCCGTGTCTTCCGCGAAGGTAGCCGAGGGATCACGCGGGCGAGGATCGGCGCGCTTGTCGCCACCACCTTGAGAGTACCGTGCTGCCACGTTCGGGAAGTCCTCCCGCATCCACCGCCGGATGCTCTCGTGGCTGATGCCCCCGAGATGGCGGGCAATGTCACGGAGCGGCATGAGCCGAGTTCTGCCAAGCCGGTATTTCCTGGCACGCACGAAAGCTTGGAAGGCTCGCCGCACCTCCTTGGGCTTCAGCGGGAGGCCATGCGTCAGGTTTGCCTGGGCAGCGGCCCATACGGCTTCCTCCTCGGTGGCGATGAAGACTTCCGCCTCTATGCGGTCCCTGCCGAGCCGCCGATGGGCCGCCACACGGTGCCAGCCATCGACCAGCACCAATGCGCCATTCACCATGGCGACCTTCACAGGCGGCAACACGGCATCGTTGCGGAGGGCCAAGCGGTACTTCTCGACAGTGCCCGCGTCCACGTTCTCGCGGACTTGGAAACGGGAATCCTCCACAAGGTTGTTGAGCGCGACCGTGCGGAGTTCCCCGGCAGGTATTGAGCCTGCGGTGGGATTGCTTCTCATGGTGTGGGGTTCTCGTGGAAGGTGGAGGAGCGGGAGGGCGCGTGGAATGCCTCCGCTGCGCAACTACGAAAAACAATGCCACCTCGCCGGAGGGGACATACGGAGGGCTTCCCCAGGAGCGCCCGCGCAAACACCCCCAGGTGACTCCTCAGGCCGTCCCTGACGGGCTTCCGCAGGCGTTCTGGTGGGACGGTAGCAGGCGGCCCCTGAGCGGCTCTGGTGAATCCCCTGGGCGTTCCATGGCTGGCCTCGGAAGTCACAGATGCGCTGGCGTGCGTGCCCCTGCACATTGGCGCCCCGCTGATGTGGAGCGGAAGGGTAGCCTCAGGAGCGGCCTGCGGAGATCGTGGAGCGTTAGACTTGCGGCCCTGCTTTGGCGAATCGGATGACTTCCGCATTGTCGCGCAGTTCGCCCCACAGGCTCCGCACCGCATCCTCCACGGTGAGGAACCGCCGCAGCGGATTATGCACGGGACTGCGGATGCCGACTGTGCCGTCCTCCGCACGGAAGAAGCTGAACCATGGATCAACCCCACTGTCGAACTCCTCATCGTCGCTGGCCACGCGCCGCCGAATCGTCAGCCTCTCGCTGTGGATGATCTCGGGCCGTTCCCCGTCCGGTCGTGGGCCTTCAACGATGGCTTCCCACGGGCCTAGCGGTAGAAAGCCCGTGGCTGTGTCTGCGGCTCTCTCGTCGTCTCGGGTGAACGCCGTCTTCGTCAGCCATCTCCCCAATTCCGGGATGGCGGTCCAGCCTCCATACGGGATGCGCGGTGAGTCTGAGGACGGCGGCAGGCGGGCGACTTTGGTGGGCATGAGTTCTCCTTCGGCCCCGCAGGGGCGCGTTCGTGCAGGGAGACTGGGGGAAAATCCCCATCACTCGCCGGGGCGTCTTCTGTATGGGTGGGGGATATGGGCAATTCCAGCGGCTTAGCTGTGCGCTATTCCACTGGGGCGTCGGGGGCGTTCACGTTGGCACGCCGCCTTTCGTGGGAGAGTGAGGGAAAACCCCTGGATCGCCCGGAGATCGGCCTTGAAGCTGGCCTTTCCGACAATCCCTACCGCCTCCGCAGCGGCCCTGCCGCCGGTGCCCCGGTGGAGCGCCACAGATGATCCCCTGGGCGCCCCCGGTGACGGTCCTCAGGCGCGGTGCAGATCGGGCAAGGGCGCCTTGGTGTCGAGGTAGAAGACCGCGTGACCCATCCGCACGACGAAGCCTTGTCCGCCATACGGATTGCCCGACCGCTCCACCTCTAGCCAGGGATAGCTGGGCATCCGCCGCAGGCTCCCAGGTTCAATGGCCATGTCGAGGCCGGCAAGGCGGCCCTGGTAACGGGCGAAGCGGAAGGCCGCCCAGGCCGCACGAGCCAGGGTGCCGGTGAGGCGGGAGAACGTGGTAGGGGTGGTGACAGCCTGAGGCATGGGTGCATTCCGTGCTGAAGGTCAGGCCGGGGTTGCGGTCGCACCCGCTTCCCTGGCCGCTATGCCCTCACCCAGGACCATCCCAGGGCGGGCACGGAGGGAGTCTGACGCCCTCGCGAGTCCGTGAGAAGCGCCATCGTGGGGCCTGGGGGGCATCAACTCCCGATTGATTGCGCCCGTGACCAGAGAAGCACGCACATCCTCATCATCCCCTTGAGGGAGCATTCCCCGGCTACCCCTCAGGCTGGCCCAGGGAGGCCCCGGAGGAGCGCCCCAGGGAAGGGCGGGAGGGCGGCACTAGGTTTTACGACAGGAGGCCGCCCAGGACAGCAGCCAGGGCCGCCAGCAGCCACGCCACGGAGGCCAGCATTAGGGCGGCCCATAGGGTGCGGAGGAGCATGGGTCAGGCCTCCACCTTGGCCAGCACCCGGCGCACAGCGGTGGCGGTCCACGCGCTGCCCCTGGGAGTGGTGATCCCCCGCGCCGTCAGGCCTTCCGCCAGTTGCTGAAGGCTAGTCAGGCCCTGTGCTCGCAACTCCTCCACCACCGGGAGGACGCCATGGGCATGCTGGGAGGAGGCCAGAGAGCGGGCCTGGGCTGACCGCTTGGCCCCAAGGGCGCTCCCCTCAGGCGTGGCAGGGCGGTAGCCCCGATCCCCACCCAGCTTCACGCCCCGCGCCTTGGCCGCTGCCAGGGCCGCCTTGGTCCGCAGGGAGATACGCCGCGCCTCATCCTCAGCCACGGAGGCGCGGATGTGGAGCATGAAGGGGTCAGTGTCGGGGAAGTCCGCCGCGATGAAGGGCACGCCCTCCTTCATCAGCCCCGAGATGAAATGAACATCACGGGCCAGGCGGTCCAGCTTGGCGATCAGCAGCGTGGCCCCGGTGGTGCGGCAAAGAGCCAGCGCCTCGGCCAGCTTGGGGCGGTCACTCCGCTTGCCGCTCTCCACCTCCACGAAGACGGGCGATAGCAGCCGGTCCCCCGGCAGGAGGAACCCCCGAATGGCCGCCTCCTGGGCCTCCAGGCCAAGGCCAGAGCGCCCCTGCCGCTGCGTGCTGACGCGGGCATAGGCCACGAAGGTGCGGCCCTTGGCCTGACCCTGCGGGGGCTTCTGGAGGGAGGCGGACATGGGCGGCAGCTCCTGAGCGCTCTCGGCGCCTGCGGTGGTCTTCCTCCACCGTGAGTCCGCAACTTGAGCTTGTCAATTACCTTCAACGTTCGATGCAGCCAAACGACATGGAGCGGTGGCGGGGATGGCGGGGCAGCATGGGTGCCCAGCCCTACCCCAGGGCCACCCTCAGGAAGCCGCCTGGAGAGTCCGCCAGCACCTCCCACGAAACCAGCCGCTACCGTCCTCCGGCAGCCGCTCCAGGCCCACACCAGGGCGGCCTGTGGGGGTCTTCAAAGAGGGGGGGCCGGGGGTGGCGGCAAGGGGGGAAGCTGCGCGAAGTGCCCCTAACGCACCCCCTCTCGGACATGCGCAATGAAAATTCCGGTTCGTTTTCTGGCATTCACTTCGCAAGCCTGCGAAAACGGCTCCCAGTTTCTGCGGCTCCTCGCTGACAAACCAAGGCTCGCCACTTCCCTCGCACGCTATGGCATATGAACCACGCGCCCTCGCGAACCTGCTGCTGGACTTGGCAGACGAGATGCGCCTGCCGCTCACCCATATGGCGCTTCATAAGGTCGCCTATTATGCCCATGGCTGGCGGCTGGCCGAGACTGGCTGCCCGCTCCTGACCGAAGAGTTCGAAGCCTGGGAGCATGGTCCCGTGCTGCCCACGGTGTATGGCGCGTTCAAGGCAGCGGGCAGGACGCCCATCTCTTTCCGCGCCGAACGGTTCAACCCTGCCACCCAGCAGCGCAGCGTCGCGAGGGGCAATTTTTCTCCAGCCGACCGTGCATTCTTGCGGAACATCCTGCGTGCCTATGGGCGACTGGATGCCCTCACACTTTCGGACATGACGCACCGGAAGGGCGGCCCCTGGGACCGAGTGTGGAACGCGGCAGACGGCAAAATCACCCTGGGCATGAAGATCAAGAACCAGGCGATCAGGGCGGCCTTCTTGGCTGGGGGTCAGTAGCTCGCAAACCCCACAAATCGTTGGCCGTTCTCCTCGCGAATCGGTGCCCTTTCGTCCGAAAAACGGCTAAGATTGTGTTCATGCAGATTCCGGCCCTCCCCCCGTGCCACGATCTTGTTCGTCTGGTTCGCGCGACACAGGACGAGACAACCCACGCGGTCTTGGAACATCTCAAGCGAAGGCCCACTCCCTGGGGCTACCGTACCGCAAGAGAGCTGGCGCCCCACGCTTTCTCCCCCGAACTCCCCCTTTCTGCTCTCCAT